AGCCACAACCTGCATATAAGGGCTACGATCCCACCCAGGAGGCATATCGAAGTACTCGTGAACAAGCTCCTCAAGTATAACAGGCGCAAAAGGTCTAAACTTTTGTCTACGTTTGATTTCATTTACTTGATCCTTAATGTCTGGACCTCTAGGGTCCGCTAATAAACTACGGTTACCAAGGGCTCTAGGTCCAAACTCTGCCCGCCCGCTGGCTACCCCAACAATTTTGTTAGTAACCAACTCGGAAATGATATCTTTAACAGGATAACGGCCAGCAATATTAGTGCCCAAGAAAGCATTATCCCAAACCAATCTTCTGCCCACTGCCATTGCAGCCGCGCCAAGGCTACTGCCAGCATCACCAGGATTAGGCATAATCCAAATGTTATCAAAATACTCTCCTAGAATTCTATTTGCACTACAGTTAAGTGCTACTCCGCCGCAGTATACTAAATTTTCACTATAACCAATATCACTGGCTTTAATCATTATATTACCAATTAAGTCTTCTGTCAACTCTTGTACCTGCGCGGCCATGTCCATAGGGTCATTGGGATAGACTATGTCATCAGTTAATCCTAGGTGTAGATTCTGTTTGAACACGATGTTTTTTTCATCGTGTAATAGAGATGCTCTTAGTCGCAAACTACGAAGATCTACCACCTGACCCCATCCAGCCATGCCCATTAAGATATATTCTTCATCTAGTGGTTTGAGTCCAGCTTGCTTGGTAAAGGCACTGTACATCAGACCAATGCTGTGCGGATACTTTTGCCCCCACAATTTTTTATACACGGCCTTGCCACGGTCATCATAGTAACTATGCCAGATACTAATAGTGTCCCACTCGCCTATTGCATCAATGACAACCACCGTGGCATCTGTAAATGAGCTTGTTTGAAAACCTGCGGCCGCATGTGTTAAGTGATGGTTGTAACTCTTAATAGGTAATTTATCTAGACTTAACTTAGGTAATTGTTGTTTTAATATACCTGAGACAGTCCATGGTGTTTTTAATTCACTCCACTGGCCAGCATACAATTGACGAGCCTTTTTAACCCACGGACGCTCATAGTATGCTATACGGTCTATGGATCCATACTTAAGCGCATCTTTGATTAATGGTTCATTTAAGTTACTGTCGTGTTTACGTTTGCTGTATCGTTCAGCATGTCCAGCAAACAGTATCTTCCCATCATCATTGATGAGAGTTACTGCCGCATCATGAAACCCCGCAGAAATTCCTAAGATATTCATATATTATTTTTTCAGCCTCAACGTGTGCAGGTTCCAATGGATGTGTAGTAGCAAAAGGAAATTTGTTCTGTTCTGCCCATTCATAAAACCCTAGGTTTGTAGGAAACCACATCCAATTACGATAATTTAATTGCTGTAATAAAGTAGTCAGTGTTGCATCATTTTTAAAATGACTGGTGTTATTCAAACTATGATCTACCATGGTAAACAGATAAGGTATTTTTTTCAATTCTAAATATTGTTGCATCATAACTATCTCGCATAATGATGCGTATAATTCCCAATATTCAAATGTACCTACATAGTGATAAAATACTTTGGCAAACTGAAATATTCCTTTTTCTTTATCTTTGGCTATTTTAGACACATGCCAGTCAAAGACCACAGGATTATCGTTGTGAAAGTATTCTTTAATAGACTTTGAATCGTCTATTATAGACCATGAAGTTAACTGTTCCCACTCGTCTGCAATTCTAAATTCGTATCTTCCAGGAAATGTCCAAGTAATTAACACTAAGCCAATATCATCTTTCATTGCTTCGCAGGCATTCATAGTTTCTCTGCGTATAGCACTATTTGATCTACCTGGCATTGCCGCGCAATGATAGTCCATGCTTAGACGTTTGGCCAGCAGTGCTGGATATGTATGTTGGCTAGGACAAAACTTGCAGTCAGCAAGTTCATTGCCGTAGGTAAAACTATCACCGCCAGCAATTAACGTAGCCACGACAGTTGTTCCATATAATTGTAAATTTTGTCTGCTACCCTAGCATGTCCTTGTTCTAAAAAATGCTTACGAGGACCTTGAGGTGTACTGTCAGTCCATTCCATCATTGACTGATCAGGCCACCCTAGAAAATATTTTAATTCAATTTGACCTATTAGATCTTTATGCACAAGACTTTTTCTTTCTGTACTCTGATGATTTCCAAATGCGTCTAACATCAGATATTTTTTATTATGTGTTTTTAAATAGTTTTGTAATAATATATTGTTAATCAAATACTGTCTATATAGGTATTGGTCATTGTGATTCCAATTGATATGATCTATTAGCCATTTTCTCCAAGGTGCTAGATGCTCATGTGGCAGTGGGCTACACCCTGGCCATAGGTCATATGTACCCGCACTGTCTGACCATTCTATCCTAGCAAAATGGCTCCATGCTATGACTACCATATCATAGTTATTAATTTGTTCTATACAGGTTCTAACCATACGAGTATTGCCAGTCCCTGGTTTTGCTAAGTTAGTTACTTCATAGCCTATTTTTTCTGCCAATAGATAAGGCCAAGCAGAATTTAAATCTGCTAGTTCTTCCCCGTAGGTAAAACTATCTCCAACTGTTAATAATCGCATTATTTGTAAATAAAAGGATCTCTTTTACGAAGTTCTTTTAACTTCTTACGATAGTGTAATTCTAATTTGATACGATTATAAAGATTTCGTAACCACTTCATTGAATTTCTCCTTAAGTAATTCATGCGCAGCTAAATGTGCGGCTTCTAGAGGGTGCCCGTCTGAACCCATACTGTACTTATTTTCTATTGCCCATTGGTAAAATCCTCTTGGTCTACAGGTGTCATGAGGATCTGTTCCTGCCGGAAACATATACCAATGGTCCCACGCTATCTGCGGATTATCAGAGACTACACAGTTATCTACACAGGTAAACAAATAAGGAATATTATTCAATGTTAAATAATTTTGCAGTTCTAGTATTTCACTGTCACTGTCTAATTTGTTGTCTCTACTAGGCCAACTCCAACATACTATCACTAGGTGTTTGAGGTTAAATTCAACCAGTGGCATACAAGTATCTATCACTCTACGACATATTTCTTTATTGCCCAACCCAGGATATGCTGAGCACACATAGTTATTACCTGACAGCAGCGCCGTGAATGTTTTACGGCTGTAACCATCAGGCCCGCCATGTGGGCTGTCTGCAAGCTCACTGCCCCATATATGACTATCACCCCCTGCTACTGTAATCATATCCTGGTTTCATCATTGCTATTTGTTGTTGTTTATAGTCTGAATCTGTCCAACAATAGTCAAAAGTATTAGCAATTCCATTGACTTCTATACGGTATATGTCTAGGTAGTTTGACATCTTAGTCCAGATCTCTTCAATGTTGTCAGTACCAAAACTGGCCATTAGATCTACACGACCAATTGGCAAATATCCTAAACTTAGTTTAGTGTCTGCAGGATCCAAATTGTTATCCACTAGCCATTGAGTAAATTCTGCTTGCTCTTTATCATGCCAAGGATACTTGCCGCCCTTGGTAACATCACGACTCCACTCTACATCAAATTCACCACTGTAATATTGTAGCTGTGTGATAGCGTCACAGACTGTACGATCCAAATTTGGGGCATGCTCATCACGCCATACTTCAAATAGAGTTTTGCCTATTTGTGTCCAATGCATATAGACTCTGCCAAATTCTCTATCATACCCATTAGATAAAAATCCTTGACGATGTTGGTCTAATAGTGGATAGCGTTTGACTAACGGAAAAGTAGTTATCTGACTAGGGCGTATCCAGTCTGGGGCCATGGCTTTTTTACGTTGGCTTAGTATTAGGTTTTCTAACTCATGACATATGGTATTCAATTCGCGTATTGCATACTTTGTTTCATAGTCAGCATATTTGTAGTAGGGGCTTAAGTTATCCACAGTGCCCTGTAACAATTCAAAATGATTATGCAGTTGATTTAATATACCATGTTTTGGACTCAATCCAATATTAGCATCATCTTTGATGTATAGATCAGGTAGATTATATTCAGCTGGAAACCTTACAGTATTTGGATGAAACCATTCTTCAATGATATAAGGGCGCAGACCGTGATCTTGCCACACTTTAGTTTGATTAAATCTATTAATGGTTTCAATTGATGTGTTTAATTCACTGCAAAGAAACTCTAATGTACGTTTGCTGTCAGGCCAACCTAGAAAACAAAAGTTTTTTTCTAAAAGTAGTTTTGAATTGAGTATTTCTTGTAGTGCTGATATCCAATCTTGTGCAAGTTTGTGATCATCAGCAATGATATAATAGTCAAGAAAATCCGTTTTGTCTAACGGATTGCGTAGAGTTACTTTAACCGATTGATTGGTACCATTCAAATACATCGCGTCTTTCCAATAAAATATCAGCCAAAATTAAGTCATCTTGGCGAATCGTTTCTAATTGTAACACACGATGCTTGCCTTTGTCAAGAGCAATCTGCCATTCATTGGGCCACTGTTCTTGGAAGGTTGGGCGAGTTTTAAGCTGTATTAACATGTCCCTAAGTTGGCTATTTGCTAGTCCAATGCTATCGGGTCCGCCATCCAAAAGTTCATCTATCCAAGGGTGTAATATTGACTTGGGTAGGGCCAAGGGTGACATGATAATATTAGGGCTAAAACTAAAGACAACTTTGGCTAAGATGTCTACACCCAATTCTGTTGCTAACTGCTCAATATTACGAAGTTCAAACATACCCGGCAGGGTAAGTGTGAAGTCTAACCTCATCTGACGGCGGTGCGTAGCGATTCCAAGGCCTTCCTTAAAGTTATCAACCCACGCTTGATAGTCGAGACCTGTGCGTATATATTCTCCAATTCTGCCTGTACCATCAAGGCTTGCACATATTTGCCAGTCACGTAGCCTGCTGAGAATATCAGTATAGAGATTGACGCCGCGATAATTGACGCGACTAAGATTTGTGTTGTATCTAGCATAAACATTTTTACCATCTCCCAGTTCAACAATGCGCTGCATATAGCGCCAATGTTGTTCGTACATCAAGGGCTCACCGCCAACCCAATATACTTCCTCGATTTGATGATTCTCTACCGCAGATGAAAATTCTTCTTCAATCTGCCCGTCCTGGAATGCTTCAATTTGACGTTTGATAGTAGGCTGCATCCAATTATTCTTTGGATCACCCCAATTGATCATGTTATGTTGTCTTTGTTCACTCTCCCACGCACTAGACAACATATCACCGCACATACGACACTTAAAGTTGCAGAGATTACTAAAACGATAATCCCAACTTACAGGCCGCATAGTTGTCGTTCCCTCTGCGTCTGTAGTGTCCCATATACTATTGTACTTATGAGCAAACAGTTGATCAAAATAACTACGGTAAACGCTTGTGTTCAATAATTTATCATTGCAGACTTCACATTCAGGTAAGGTTTCACCTGCCATCATACGCACACGCACATCTTTCATATGTTCGCTGTTCCAGTGTTCCTCTAGAGTAATAGGAATATACTTGCCTGTACCACTAGCAGTGTCAATATACTGTTTAAAGTTTTGTGCAGGCTCGCGACTAGCACAACACATTCGTCGCTCAGTCTGCGGACTTAGGTATGTGTGTACCCAAGGTGCTAGGCAAAGTGTCTTAGGTTTGTCCATATCCCATGGCCTTGGCAATTTCATTGTGTGAGTTTAAGAAACTTTGTTCTCTATATTTGTCCGTGGTCTGCATTTTTTGCAAAAATTCTTCACCGTCACTGCCTTGACCATTACGAATAAATTTCACTATACGCATGATCTCTGCACGATGCTTGGGATGAAACTGATGATTTTCTAATCTATCGATCACTAACGCCTGCGCCGCGGGAGTCATGCGGCTGATACACATGTGCCAGGGATCATGTAACATATTAAAGTATACATGATCAAATGTTTGGTCTTCAATCCAACGACAAATCTCTGGCAGATAGTAGACATTTTGTATGTTTACTGTTAGACATAACTGTGTTGAAAATTTAGCACTACGCATTGAATTAAATTTAACTAAATTGTTTTGTACTATATTCCAATCAGCGCCATAACGCTCATATTCAAATCGTTCTTTAGTATTGTCAATGCTAAATGCTACTTCAACATGTTTAAAATGACTCCATATGTTATAGCAGTCAGGAAACACAGTGCCATTGGTGTTGTAGTGTATTTCAATATTTTTAGCATAGTCGTGATCTACAGCATATTGTAATAGATCAAAATGCTGTTGAATAAGGAAAGGTTCGCCACCTGTGAATTCAAAGTATTTAATGTTAGGCAGTAGAGCTTTTAGGTTATCCCAGAATTGAGGATTTTCTCTAGGCCAAGCACCATCAGTGAGAAACTTGTAAGCAAGATGTTCTTTACGATTAATACCTGGTACGTAGTCCATCTCTTCTTTAGCCCACTTACTACTTGACCAACTTCCACAAATACGGCACTTAAGATTACAGATATTGCCCAACTTAAGGTCAATAAACCACAACTGATCAGGATTGACATTGTTAAAATCCACAAGATCATAGTATTCCTTTAGTCTAATGCGACTGTTCATGCGCTTGCTAGTACGTCCAGCGGCTTCTTCATCCCAGCAACGCTGGCAGGTACTAGGCTTATTACCAGCGAGAAAATCCTTGCGTAGATCCTGCATGTAGTCACTGTGATATATTTCTTCAAGAGTATGCTCTCTGAGATTATACCCAGAGATTTCATCTTTGGCTAAACAGCAAGGACGAGCTGTGCCTATAGGACTGGTTTCAATACTAATCCAAGGTAGCATACAAATTTTTTCAGGCAACATAAGTTCTCAATGTTTGTAATTCTGGGAATGTAGCTTCAAATGATTCTTTACGATACGCATCATGTATGTCGTTCACACGAAAGAATTCACCTAGTAAATGTGTTTTAGAATTGTTTTGGTACATAAAGTTAATTATGCCTTCATAGCCACTGACTGCACGCTTTAAATGGTCCTGGGGTGTCAGCCACTCAATATGGTCAACAATCTTATTGCGTATGTGATCTTTTAATACACTAGGCAGTACATCAATTCTGTCGCGCTCTGGACCTTGTAGAATATTAATATTCCAGTCTTGTGCTTTGATGTATCCTTTATTGACCCACTCTCGATGAAAGTCAGGTAAGTGATGTACATTGTATAGGCTAACTGTACTACTTACATAAAAGTCTGTAGTTGGGCATACTTCCAACATCTGTTCACGATTGCGTTCAATTTGATCCCATTTAGTACCTTTACGAATATATTCAGCACGTGGACCCATAGCATCCAAACTAGCACCAACACTGACATTCTTGAACAGCTTCCAATAGTCAAGTACATTATCATCTTTTAAGTTTAAGCGACTAAAGTTTGTGTTATAGATTAGCTTAACATCAAACATTTCACGTTTAACTAGTTCTTTAAGTATACGATAATGCTCTTCCATCATCATGGGTTCGCCGCCAGCAAAGTATACCTGTTCTAAGTAAGGTATATGTGGTTCTAACTGTTCCCACATGTCTAATTCAGTGCGACCTGCAAACATGATCTTAGGATAGTTACGTTTGCCGTATAGGTCTTCTTCCTCAGTGTACCAACTTGAACTAAACCAACCACCACAGGTTCTGCAGGTAAAGTTACATAGGTTACTAAACCGCACATCATAGTAGCGTAACTTAAAGTCGTCATATGAGCCATCTGGTTTAGTAGCATCAACTAGACCAATATGATGACCAAAGTTTTTATTAGTACTGTTACGCATACTCATAAATCCTGATGCTTCTTGTTCGTAGCACTTAGTACATTCTTTGCATGGTTTTTCTGCTAGCATATTTGCACGCATTTCTTTATATGCAGATTGATTCCACACTACTTCCATACTATCTTGTTTAAAGTTGCCAATTGGATATTTGTCATCGCCCAAACAACAAGGATAAGCACGACCATCAGGAAAGGCATGCATGTGTATCCAAGGAATCATACAGAATCGATCACTAGCAGTTAGGCGATCTAACTGATCAGGTCGTAGATCAGCTTCATCTATATACACAGGCTTGCGTGTATGATAGTTATGATTTTTATAATATTCTGTTTCTTTACTCATAGAGTATCATACCATTCAGCTAATTGTGGAAAGGTATGTCTGAAGTCTTTGCCACGTCGTTGATCATACTGTTCATAGAAGTTCTTAAAGTCACGTTGTAATACTTCACGTGATAATGCACCACTGTGTGGACTATCTACTGTCTGTAGGTATTCAACCAATCTATCAAGTTGATTGAATTCATATTCGTGTAGATATTCACGGGCAGCATTTCCAAATCGTCCTAGTTCATGGGCAAACTCTACACGCATCTCTAAAGGCAATATCAATGGACTTTGGAAACTAGGGAATCGTAAAATGTTTAGGCTAAAGTTGATACTATCTTTGCCGTATTTCTTTTTAAGATTTACAATGCTCCATAAAAATTCAGTTAGACTTGGTAAGCATAGGGCATTGATGGTACACATAACATGTAGGCCGCGCAATTTACCACTATCCAATAGATAACTAACATTGCTAGCCCACTGATTCCAATCCAAGCCATCACGTATATAAATTGCGTGACGACCAATACTTTCATTGCTGGTGTACAAATCAAGTTCAATACCTTGTGTGGCATCTAATAGTCTCTCCAACTTATCTTGTTCAAATCCTAGGTTACTGTTAATAGCAAGTCTGGTAGAGCTTTTTCCTCTATTTGCTTGGAACCACTCAATTAGTCTCCAAGTATATCCACTCATCAAGGGCTCTCCGCCTGTGATGCGTAGTTCTTTTAGGGTTTTGTGGAGGTCTGATTCCCACCAACGGAAGAACGCTTCCACGTAGGGATTAACTTGATCAATAGTATACAGTTGACTACTATCGTGAGTGTGAGTAAAGTGATTGCGTCCGTCAGATACGAGATGTTCATAGGCTCCATTGCGTTTAATATCTCGTACCCAGGTAGTACTAAAAGCAGGGTTACAATAGCTACAAGCAAACTGGCATGTTCTATCGAAAGCGATTTCCAATGTTTGTAGGTCAACATCGCGATCAGGGCTAGTATTAAAAGCTTCATCTAAGTCTTTATCCTCATATATTACAGTTTTATAAACACGATCACTAATTGGCTCGGGCACATCTACCCCAGCATACTTAGGATCCTTGTACATGTCTTCAATTTTCCAGCAGTACTCACAACCCTTAGGGCGAAGTCCATCTTGCATCAATGCACGATCATTTTTCTTTTCACGAGTGTTGTGCAGAGCTTTGGGATTAACCAATACCTGTTCAACACTGACCTGATGTGGCAATGGGTGGTGACAACTAGTAGTTTGTCCTGAACCTAACCATATAGTAGCATTGTACCATTTGGCCGCACAGAAGCTCTCTGACTTAATGTCAATTACTCTACGCTTGTATTGTAAGTCTGTTTCTTTAGCTAGCTTCGGCATGGTATTTGCACTCCTGCCAAAATTCTTTCATTTGTGGAAACACATCTAAGAATGTTTCATCACGTGCATCTTTTGTTGTAGCACCACGACGTTTATCATATTCATTAAAGAAGCGATAAAAATCAGCACGCTGTTCATGTAGATACTTGTCAGTGAGTTTCTTACCTTTCTTCATCCAATCTAGGTCACGTTCTAGGCGTTGGATTTCATAGTCTTTGAATCCATCAAAACGAAGTTCACCTTCCTTAAGTTGATGTTGCTTCATATACTTGACTACATCAGCTAATATCACAGTATAGCTTTCTGGAAGAATTTGTAGACTCTGCCAACTAGGTGTACGTAGTACAGGAGTATCAAACCAAACACGTTGATAAGTTGAACTATATGTCTTACGCAAAAACAAGATCTCTTCTAACAAACGTTTTAGTCCTAAAATGCTCAGATTGTTCATGGTAATAATAAACGTTAGGCTATTGCGTCCTGGAATTTCTTCTAAGAAACGAGTAGTATAGTCAACTACCCTACTAGGATTTAAGCCACGACGAATATAACTAGCATGTTCTGGAATACCAGTGTCAAGGCTTACATACTGCATGAAGTGTTCAATCTTTGTGCCTTCACATAACTGTTTGACTTTGTCTATATACTTGTTAAACAGTTCTGGTTCTACGCTAAAGTTACTAGTAACATCTACGTGTAAGTCACTCTTAGGTGCCGCTAGGATATAGTCAAACACACGATGCGTGTTCTTGTCCATTAGAGGTTCACCACCAGTCATTCTAAAATGTTTTAGTTTAGGGTATAGTTCAGGCCACCAAGCCCAAAACGCATCTACATAAGGATTATCATCTTTAACTGGAATAGGTTTGCGTCGACCTTGGAAGTGTTCTGGAGCATTATGTGGCTTGCTGGTAGGATATGCACCCCAGCGGTCAATATCCTTTTGCCATTCTGTGCTGAACTGTGGACTGCAATAGCTACATGCTAGATTACAGCCGTGACTAAAGTTTACTTCTACATAACTAGGAGTAACATCAGCGTCCCATGGTAGATCTTTAATAGTGTCGTAGTGTTCTGCCGCCCAGGGTTCACCACTACGATAGTGACGATCACTTAAGTGTCCAGCATCCTCCATAGTCCAGCAGTAGTTACACTCTTTAGGGCGAGTACCCTCTAGCATTTTCTTACGTTGTTCTTTCTTATATGCTGTGTTATGTAAGGCGCTAGGATGAAACACTAAAGGGGCCGCATCAATCTCATGTAAGGGAGGATGGTAACAGCTATTGTTTAATCCTGTAGGTAAATGTAGGCTTACCTGTTGCCATTTAGCCAAGCAAAGACTAGGACCTAGTTTGTCCTTCATCTCTTCTGCACTTGACATGAATACGCTTTTATTAGCCATTGTTATTTACTACCTGTTTATAAGCAACCTGTGAAAATGGAAGATAATCAAAAAGATTTTCTTTACGGATCTTATCCAATAGCAATATGCTTGCTATAGTATTTAAAAACAAAGATTGTCCTTGATTTTTCTGTATTTTATTCTTAGCATACATTAATTGAGATATACTTTCTTGTGACAATGGCATCGTTAATGCTTGATCAACTTGTTGATTAGCCAATTCAATTAACTCTGGCGGTAGACAATCTACCGAATAGTAATCTGGAAATTCTAATACAGATAACCACATGTCAATTCCTATATTGTTAAAATATTTTACATATTCATCTAAGAACCAAATATTTAAATTACTAACAACATTATCAGTTGTAAGTTTTAAATTGTCCATTTTATCTCGATGTTCTACCAGATCTTGAATATTTTTTTCTATCAAAGCCCAATTGGATCCTGATCGAAGACTATTAAGTTTTTCGCCAACAGCATCTATACTAATATGATAATCAACTATACCAAAATGTTTCCAATAATCAAATATAGATTTATCTTTATATTTTAACGTAGATACATTACTATTGTATCTCAATGAGACATTTTGACTTTTTTCTTGTTTGATATATTCGTCTAATACTTCCCAATGGCAGGGATTTAATAAAGGTTCTCCCCCTGTAAAATAAATTTCTGTTACAGAATCATTTACTATTATGTCTAGATAGTCTGTTAAATCAGTAAAACTATCAATTTCAATCCCAAATTCTTTTTCCCATAGACTACTTGAGTGTGGCCCGCAGGTACGACAAGATAGATTACATACCTTAGAATTTCTTATATCAATATATTGATATCCAGTCCATGGCTGTTTACGATGATTCAGACCTTGTCTATAACTTTTAACGTTGTTTGCTTCTTGTTTTGTGCATATACGGCATTCAGCAGGAGCACAATTTGTTTGTTTAATACGTTCTTTAAGATCAGCAAAAGGATTTCCTGTTTTTAAATCAGTAATATTTTTCCTGTAAGAATGATCAATTACACAACAGGGAGCAATTTTATTATTAGGAAAAAATGTAATGCCGTTGGTAATAGCTGCACAGGTCCATTGTTCTTTGCTTGTCATTCTCTAACCATTGGTCCTTGATTTTTAAAGTTACTCTTATAATGATGTTTAAAAAATTTGCTTTCTTCTGGATCCATATCCACAATAGGTAAACCTAAACGTTGCCGTAGTGTATCACCTATTACCTTGCAGTGATCTATAGCAATATCCTCATGGTTGTATTCATTCCATAGGTCTTCAAGTGTATCAAAGTCTTGTACCCAACGATATTCCCAATCGCATAGCATTGTTAAGTATGTGCCCAAGCGTGCGCCATATATTGCCCAGAAGCCATTTTCTACATCTGCGCCTACTGTTTGCCAAATGCACAAATGGTCATAGTTACGTGAGTGTACACGTTGCTCAAACTCAGATAAATTAGGCTTTGCACCGCGATCTAAACACATCTTAACGCCTTCACGGAAGCCTGCACGCCATGCCTGGAAAGCTGTTTGATTAGGATATGTTGTTGAATAACAATCTGCCATAGCCCAGTAGTTGGGATAGAAACAAAACTCTACATCATTCTTAGCGTCGCCGTCTGATGCTTCATGTGTTCGCATGTTATACACAAACTCTTTGGTCCAGCAACTTAGTCCTCCGTTTCCGTACTGTAGCCCATTAATATGGTTGCGAGCACGCCAACGAAATACTTTATCGCTATTAGCATCAGTAAGAGCAAGCTGAAGGTTAAAAAATCCTGGATCGGGTATATTATCACCGTCAACAACCACAAAACGATCAGTGTCGCTGATGTCAGCACATGCCTTGTGTGCGGCGTCACTGCCCTTAACTCCGTCAACCCTTTTTGCCCATGGTACCATGTTTTGAATCTTAATCCAATTTTGTTCTTTATTAGGTTCATCATATGTTAGGTATATTACATCCAAGTCTGCTATGTCAATTAGTTGTGTCATAATATTCTATAGTTGAGTATTCTTCATTTTTTTCTAAAATCAATCCTGCATGATTTTTAACCACGGCATATCCGTGATCGCTTTTCTTTAATTTTACACTAATTCCTAGGTCAAGAGCAATCTTTTCTAGACGATTTCTTTCTAAATTTACATAATACCTACTGGCATTATCGTATACATCCTTTTCTACAACCAAGTATTTGGTATTTTCTGGGTGTTGTTGCATAGTACACATAGTAATCTTACCCGTGTCATCATAATGAACCCTATATTCAATGGGTTCAGGTACTATAACTCCAAAACTAGCCAGGGCCTGATTAAACTCTTCTTCCCAACTCATCTTCATATTCCTTAACTATATCATCTGTGATCCATGACTTTTCATAATAGTGTAGTGGGTGATATTGATTTATATTATTAATACGCACCATTGGCAAATCCAATTCATAGACCAGTGCTTCGTGCCAGGGTATAGATCTACTCAATCCGTTAATGTCTGGTTTCATATGTACAAAATTAATAAAATCTATTGCAGGTAACAGACATTTTTCAACTCCTAGAGTTTTGGCTGCTATAGAGTAAACCACATCAGTGGTAGGTATTTTGTCTCGACAATTTTTTAATACATTATCTCTGATGTAATTCCAATTGGTAAAAATTTGTTCTGCGTATCTAAAAAAATCTGCAGAATCTTGACTATATCTAAAATACATTAGTCCGCTGTAGACATCTGGCAAGTCATTATCATCAAACAAACGTCTATAACTACGCACTACGCTAGGTTGTTCTAGGTAATCTTTACATCCCTGACTAAGCGCAATGTTCTTTAATCTGAACGTAGTCCACCAGTGCGCTATGCTGCGAGTAAAAATCAAATCACTTTCTAATTTAATTGTTTCTTTAAACGGTGTTAGATAAAATACCTGCCACTCATTTGACAATTTCCACTCAGAATCTTTTGCCAGATCCTGTTCTAGTAGAATAACATAGTCAAAAACTCTGCGGTGTTGTTCTGTAATCTGTTCCATGGTTGCTGAGTCAACTATAACAGCATATTGACTGCCGGGCATGGTTAGCTTTATGCTCATGGCCTGCACATAGGCCAGACGTAGGTAATCAACGGTAGTATTTTGTGCTATTGACACAAACCCTTGTTGTGCCTGATGAGGTGTTATTCTGTGCATATTGTTTTTACAAAATTATCAAAATCATCTGACAACAAATATTCTTTATCCATAACGTGAATATTCTGTTGTGGTACCAGTACAGCTTTATTAGTTTCTTTAATTGTTATTAAACCCTTGTCAATTGACATTGATTTTATTGGATCATTGTAGGTAAACATTGACCACGGAATTAGAGTATTGGGATTTTGATTATACCCGTTTAATAGATTATTGGCTATGGTAAATGCAAAGTCATTTCTAAAAGCCCCATGTTTAACATGATATAGATTCCAGTAGTATAGATAATTTCTTTGTACACGCCCTACTAGATTAAAAAACATCTGTGCTGTTGGTGTCTTTTTAAATACCGCGGCAGTGGCCCATTGATAGACTAATCCGTATGCGCCCATCTTATCAGGCCAAGCACCAAGTTGTGTTTGATTTTGTGCTGTGATTTTATAATCAAAATCTTGCTCAAATAATTTCAATAGATTGCAATCTAAAACCAAATAATCGCCGTCAATTAAAATAGTTTCATCATACGGGCTTAGATCATATGCACGATATCTATTGCCGTTTTTCCATGCTGTGCCTTCTTTAGTTCTAATATTTGGCATGGTATTGCTGATGCAAATAACATTGTCAAATATATCACTGGCAATCTCAGAGTCAGTTATCAGTGTTACAGGTAGATTAAGTGTGTGAGCAATTAATTGACTAGAACGTTTGGCTATTTTTACATAGTCAACTGTGTCTGTATTAAAAGCAAATAATACAACACCTCTAGACTTTGCGGGCACGTTTGATTTCTGCATGCTGGATATGCCACATATTCATTACCATTTGATAATGTTGTTTACATAACCCTAAGAATTCTAATCTATTAACTAGGATTGGATTTTGGTATGTGTCTTCTAAGAAGAGCTCATCTTCACCCCAGGTGACTACAAAAGAATACAGCTCAGGAGTTGCTTTAAACAACCCACCATTATAGGCAAAATGTAAATCAGTTTGAATTTTTTCGCGTAGAATACGCTTGTTGGTTTGGTAATCTGTTGCTAAACGGATTTGGTCTACAATTTTTTCTAAGTCGCTCATACTAGTAATTATCTAGTCTAGCAGACTTAGAAAAATATTATGAGATTGTTACAGTACCCCAGGTATTAGTTAGGTATGTGGTTTCTGGATAAACAACATTGATTTGAGCATTGTGGGTAAATCCAACAGTATTATTAAAATGTGAGTTACCGCCTACTGTAGAGCAATAGGTATAGAATGTAACTGTAATTGTTGATCCATTATCGCTATGTGAACCTTGAAGTCCATTAGTGTTAACAGCAATATAAACATAGTCACCATCATAAACATAGGTAGAATTAGCTGATGTAATTTTTGCCACTACCTGAGCTGAGGTGCTCATATTCCAATAACCTAAGCCAGTGTTATTAGTACTAACTGTACCGCCACTACCAGAATAGCTAGTAGTAGTTCCCTTAATAGTGATACCTGTTAAGTTAGTTCCCCATAGGGTTACAAAGTCAGCTGAATGGCTTGTACCATTTGATCCTGTTGGTGTATTTACAACAACGTTGATTTGCCCGCCTGCGTTAAAGAAATAGCGTGCTTGGTCAGCACTGGCAAAAGTTACAGTTCTTGTGATTGTACTTGTTTGTGCGGCACTAGAAGTATCTGTAAATGATATTGCAGTACCATAGTTACTGCCAGTAGTTGTAGTACCTTGCGCATAAGCAGTTGCACGTGTTGTATTAACTTGTGTAACTGCGGCAGCTACGTTTGAAAAATACGTGATAGTTTGGCCAGCTGTCATATTGATGTTAGCACCGCCTAGGCCCCCACCAATTTGTGTTTGTCCTTGGTGTGCTAATGCGGCGTTAGTAGTATAGACTAATCCTGCCCATTGTACGGCTGTAACTGTACCGCCTGTTGAAACTGATGCAATTAAACTAGTGCTTTGGCCGTATCCCCAGGTACTGCTACCAACTCCCCATACATAAGCAACATTGCCGCCAGCAGTTGTTTGTGCTAGTCCATTGTAGTCCGTTGCTTGAATTAATCCACCAGAAGCGTATGCCATGTTCCTATCCCGTTTTAACTATTTAGTTTGACGATGGCTTCAATTGTACCCTCGTCTAATGTTGTTTTATTATCTAAACTACGTCCAATGACGTTGAATGCTGTGATTTCACTGCGTAGAGCTGATCTAGCTAAGCCATTGCCTGCCGACACTAGGCGATCACCTTTTTTAACCATACCAATAACACGCACAGGCACACGTCCTTGAACTGCCACTGGCGGGTGTGTTAGATCGTTACCTGCTGATCCATTCATTAGATAAGCTGCACGTGTACTAATAACTCCAAATACATCTTCTGTTAGGTCTTCTGCGGCTGCTGTAATTTCTTTAGCACCACCAAGTGCTACCACTGTGCCAGCTGGATATGCTGTATCAGCTTCAAATCGTTCTGCCAAGTCAGCGTATTGTGCAGTAATAGATGTACCAACTAGGTAGTTAGCATACACATTACCAAATTTACTGCCTGTAGATCCAATATTAATACCAGCACCGCTTGGTAGTAAGGTATTTTGTAATGTTGTGGTACCTGCAACTACAAGAGGTCCAGCAAACGTACTTGTTAGGCTACTTGCAGTTAATGTTAATATTGTTTGGTTAACACCGCTTTGATTAACTTGGAATAATATGTTTTTGTTTGAGGTAGTTTCTTGTAGAACAGCTGATGCTCCGCCTGCGTTAATCACTAGATCTGAGTTAACAGTTAATCCAGCTGTTGATAATGCGTATGCCGTTGTGAATGCTGTTTGGTCTGACATGTAGTGACTGGCTGCCAATCCACCTAGTGAATTTGCACCTTGTGTTGCGCCAGTGAATTGTGCGCCTGTCAATGATGCTTGACTAATCAAATTCAATCCAGGAATAATTGTAGTAAATCCTGGAATAGCTGTTTGTGGGGTAAATGTAGTATCTTTACTTAGAATAGCAATAGCTTGGTTACTAATGTAGAATATAACTACTACATGACTAGCTGAACTTGAATCTAAAATTGTTTGTGTAACAGGACCGCTAGTGCCTGCTGTGCTAGTATATGCTGGGCCGATGGTAATCCATGCTGAACCAGACCATACTTTTAATTGTGCGTTAGTTGTGTCCCACCAAATATCACCAGTAACGCTAACTGATGCACTAGGTGCTGTTGATTGTGAGATTGAGCTTGAAATAGGTTTCCAAATGTTGTTAGCACTGTTATATACTTTTAAGATCTCGTTAACACTGTCGTACCAAAGTTGACCTGTTAAAGGTGCTGTTGGGGGAGTACTGTTGCTGAAATTTTCTAATATTTCAACATAGTTTTCGTTTAAGAAAATACCGTAACCAGCATAGTTTTTACCAATTAGGGTTATACTAGTTGCTGTGGTATTAACTGTACCATCTGCGACAGTTGCTAGTGTTCTACCAGCTGTTGTTGTGACTGTATATGACATTTTTCTAACCTATTTAATATTATATTATTTATCACACTTTAATCCAAGGGTTTAGATTAATATGTAATGTTAATGTACCCATTTCCGCCAGATGTATAGTCTGCGCCGCCATTAGAGCCTATACCTATAGTTGCTCCTCCTGGTACTAGACTTTGTCCATTTATGCCGCTAGATCCAGCAGAACTATTATCTGCTCCGGCTGATCCGCCTGCGCCGCCTAATGGATAGCCGCCTCCGCCACCACCACCACCACCGCCGTCGTAACCAGCACTTCCACCAGTACCACCAATTGATGTTCCAGAATAACTTGTAGCACCTTGGGGGCCGCCTGCTACATTATTACTACCTCCAGTACCACCCCCGCCACCTGCGGCAACAATTATTGGGCTTCCATTTAATAACACTACAGATGCGGCGCCGCCGCCACCGCCACCGCCTGATCCGCCATGTGGGCCAGCATTACCGCCTGGGCCGCCGTTATAATTACTATAATCTGTACCACCTGCGCCGCTTCCACCACCGCCGCTAGTAGTCCCGTTTGTGCCACCACCGCCTGGTAGTAGAGTATAGACTGTGCCTGGAGTTGTAGACGTTGTATAAGTTATGATGTTACCAGCATAGCCCGCATGACCTGGGCCACCGCCATCATCTCCACCACCACCACCACCGCCGCCTATAACGGTAAACGTCAGTGAAAATATACCAGCTGGAACTGTAAAACTGTTGGTTGTATTAGGTGTACTATAGGTAACGTTGCCAGATCCGTAGTTACCAAAAACCTGTTGCCATACGCCGTTGGTTTTAGTGTAAATTCGTTTGATAGGTTGCCATACGCCGTTGGCTTTGGCATAGACTGCCTGCGCCTGTCTTTGTACTCCACTGGCTTTAACGTAGGTATTTGGCATAATTAGTACTGATAGATAATATCGCCATTATTACCTGTAGAGTTAGATGGTACGCCATTGGCAATGGATTGTATGGTTTTAGTGCCTTGGCTATTTGATCCAACATTAGAAGCATTTAATGGACTTTGCACATAGTTGATTACCCAGTCTTGTCTAGCAGCTAAATTACCACCAATGGTCACTGCGCCGCCCACTGTTAAACTGCCAGTGGCTATTACGCTATCTGCACTTAAATTACCAACTAGGTTACCGTATAGTGTTGTGGCATATAAATTATTAAATCTTGTAGCCGATGCGCCAATGTCAACTGTTCCATTGTATTGAGGAACCATTGCGGCCTGTAAAGTTGTTATTCCACCTAATGTAGTAGTTGTGTTAGCAGTAAAGGCACCTTGTGCTGTTAATGCTCCGGTAACCACCGCCGCATCGTTGATAGTTACGACTCCAGTACTAGCACCAATAGCAATAGCCGCAACATTTGCGCCATTTTGATTGACGTAGAAATTAAGATCTCTGTTATTCTGTACTGTACGAATAGCTACTCTATTACTGGCAGATTCAAGAGTTGCTGTTAAGTCACTGGCAATAACAAACCCACCGCCTGCTGTTATTTGATATTGAGTGGCAGCATTTTGGTCACTGCGTAAAAATTGATTGCTGGTTACACCGTTTAATGTTAATGCGTTACTAGCAGAGCCTGTAAATTGACTGCCTGCTAACGCTGATGTATCAACTAAATTCAATCCAGGATTAATAGTAACAAAGCCAGCAATAGCCGATTGTGGGGTAAACACTGAATCATTGCTGATAATAGCAACAATATTGTTATTAACTTTTAATTCAACTACAGTATGACTAACACTGCTACTGTCAATAATGGTAGTAGTAATAGCACCTGAACCAGTTGAGGTGTTTGGTGGGCCAATTAAGATCCATCCGTTGGTAGCGCCACTGAAAACATATAATTGATTATGAACATTATCCCACCATAGGTCACCTATGGTGCTGGTCACCGCAGTCGGAGCAACTGCCGCTGAAATACTGCTACTAATTGGTTTCCATTGACTTAAACTAGTATTCCAAACTTTTAAAGTATTAGTACTTGTGTCATACCAAAGTTGTCCAGTAAGTGGACTATTAGGTGCAGTATTAGCCGCAAAATTCTCTAAAATGTGTACAAAGTTTTCGTTTAAGAATGCACCATATCCAGCATAGTCTCTACCTATCAATGTGATGCTTAACGCCGCAGTGTTAATCGTTGCGTCTTGCACTGTAGCTATAGGAGCACCTTGCGTTGTGGTTATGTAATATGCCATTATTTTACCTTAATTAACTAGATAGTTGGAACCAGAAGTCCCCGTTGTTACTACCAGCATCATTTACTCCTAGAACAGGAGCAGAGTTGCTGACAAATTTAGCTGAACCACCCCACCATTGTGCGGCATTCTTTACAAATCCTGTAGTCGCTACTGCGGCATTACCTGAACCATTGTAGGTATCTGGTTGTGTTACTGCGGTTGCTCCACCAAATAAATTAAATCCTGATTGTGAAGCTGTGGCTACTGTTGATCCATCAATAGACAATGTCATTGAGCCAACATCAGTATCAGTAATACTTAAAATACTGTTTGATTGGTAAATTGCGTTAGTTTTAAATCCTGAATTGTTAACTACAAAAGATGTAGTAGCAATCATAGCATTAGCTGTACCAGCTGGTGCTGTTGGTGCTGTTGGTACACCTGTTAACGCAGCGTTAATAAAGCTGTTGTCAACGTATTGTTTAGTAGCAACACCTAGTGGTTGTGCAGGGTCATTGGCAACGTAAACGTTGCCATCTAAGCCGCTAATATAAAGAGCTTTTTCTTGTCCATTGACTAATGAGTTAACGTGGAAGCTGACATTGCCACCTAGATACGTGTTATATAATCTACCAGTTCCTGTTGTTGTAACATTAGCAAAGAATGTTCCTAATGTACCCAATTGAATACCAACATTACTTTGTAATGTTAGACTACCTGAGCCTACATTGTTTAGATCACTACGGAAATAACTAGCCGCTGGATATGCGCCTAGATAGCTAGCATTATTAGCTGTGCCATAGATAGTATAACTACTATTCATGTTATAGCCAGCTTGGATAACTGTATTAAAACCTGAGATAGGTGTAGCTAACGTAAATGTTGCTGAGCTAATAATTGCAGTGCGAGTACCATCTAAGTAAATTGATACCACATCGTGTGGATTACTACCAGTATCAAGTAATTGTTCCCATACTGCACCACTACCGTTGCGTTGTGGGCCTACTAAGACCCAACTGGTGCTGCCAAGACAAACATAAAGTTGGTTGTATGTGGTATCTAGATAAAAGCTACCTGCTACTGCTGAAATTGTAGGAACACCGCTTGATGATCCAGTAATTGCTGTGCCTACAGGTACCCATGCATTGGATCCGTTGTAGACATACATTACGTTGCTGGTTGAATTGTACCACAGTTGTCCCACTTGCGGACTTGTTGGACTTGTGCTATTGGAAAAGTTTACCAATAGTGCCAATTGATCAGTGACCATGATCTGGCCATAGTTACTGTAGTTACGTCCCACCAGCGTCAAGCTAGTAGTGGTATTGTCTACGGTACCATCTGCAATAGTGCCTAGCGTTTGTCCATTGGGTAGTGTTATATTGTACGACATTTTATTATCCTAGTTATGCTGTCAAATTAGTTAGCGTTTGAATTCTCACAGTATAATCGATCTGTATAAGTCTATTCAGTGCCTTCTGCACTGGACTGAAAATCACGTGTGTTAGCAGTGGTAACCCTGCACCTAATCCACTGGCTCCTGCTACTGAACCAAATAAGCCCAATTCGTCAAATACAAAGTCGCCGTTAAGCGTTTGGCTGTTATCATATACTGCTTGCCCGCTAGGTTCACCGTAGTCTAACAAACAGGTCACTACAATGTCAGTGTAGACTAACCCTGGTGTGTGGTTAATAGTAATATTGTTACGCAATGGGTCTGTATTGGCCGCATTGGTATTGTCTACAATTTTGTAGTATGTTGGGTTATACAAGTCAGCGTTTTGTACGTTGGTATTTGTAGGCAAGTAAGTAATAACACCTGTAGGGTCAACTGTAGTCCCACCATTACCAAAGTGCATTTCAGTAATAAAATTAGTACCTTTGTTGGCTACGTTTTGTGCTAGAGCAACACTCATGTTTTCATAATGGATAGCATTACACTTATCAACAAAGACTTCTTTGGTGATAGGATTGTGGATTTTTACAAATCCTTTAATGCTTAAATTAGTTGTTGAGTGCATCTTATGCTCTTCCCTTTACAAATACCTGTTTAGTCTGTGGATCAAATATTTTAATGTGTGCTTCTACACGAATACCACCGCGCTCGTCTGGAGCTTTTTTTGGTTGTTCAGTTTGTGTATTAGTGGTCATACTCTTATTTATCGCGTTTTTATCCATGATTATTCTTACCAAATTGCCAAGTTAGCACGGCGCCATGTATTAGTAGCAATACATACATAAACATAGCCGCCATCGTAGGTAATTTGTCCTTTGGTGCCCACTGAGTTATTAGCTGTTGGAACATAAACGTTACTAACTGTTAGATTACCACCAATTGTAACTCCTGTGTTGGCAAAAGTAGTGACTACGTTTGCGGCTAGCGTGCCACCTACGTGTACCTTAACTGTGGTACCTAAGGTATCTGTACCAAGCGTTAAATTGCCAGTGTTTACATACAAGTATCCGTCATCTTTACCACTGATAGTCCATGCGCTAGACACAAAGTTATTACCATTGATACCCATGTCAATGTACTTGCTACTGTCTGTACCGTCTGGAGCAGTAGCAATAAAGTCTGCACTGTTGTTAGTGCCCACGCTGTCAATATTTTGGATATTTAATTGTACAAAGCTATTAGCAGTGTTAACGGCATTTACTACCACATTACCAAATGCTATTGGGCTTGGGAACCCTACGTTTAACGCACCAAACACTGAGGTATTACCAGTGATGCTTAATGGGCCAATATTTCCAATGTAAGTTGGTAAGTAAGCGGCTACTTTGGTGTTACTGTAAAATGATTGGCTATTAACATATCCTGTCATAGCTGTGTTAGCTGTGTTGGCCGCAGTATTAGCCGCAGTTACCTGTTGATTAATATAACTAACCACGCTGGTATTAGCAATATTGGCCGCTGTGTTAGCCGCTGTTACTTGACTGTTAACATACCCTGTCATTATAATGTTAGCAGTGTTTGCTGATGTGTTGGCCGCAGTTACTTGACTGCTAACATATCCTAACATGCCTATATTAGCTGAGGCAATGGCAGTTGCTTGTATGGTGTTGCCTCGATCAACGTAACCCTTCATGCCAACGTTGGCCGCAGTGATAGCAGTATTTTCACCGCTGGTTGCGGCATCAACGTAGCCTTTCATTCCAACATTGGCTGCAGTAATTGAAGCGTTTACTGTTGCAATGTTAGCTGTAAGAGCTGTGTATAAGTTACTGGTAAAATATGTACGCAGTGTACTTACATTAGCTTGTAACGTAGTCAGTGTGTTGGCAACATAGTCAATTACAGGAATACTTGTGGTATCTGCAGCTATGGTTAAATTTCCTAATTGGCTAATCTTAATTGTCATTTTTATGTCTCAGTGTAAATTGTTACATTGCCTTCAGTGGCTATCATCATATTTATCGCATTTTCAGTTGTTATAGCATTATTCATTCCTGGAATTATATTGCTATAAGTTGCTGGGTATGCCTTCATAACGTTTGCAGCCAATGTATCGCTGCCATTCAACCCTGTACCATCTAGGGCTGTACCAGTACCGTTGTTGTAGAATACATTAGCATAGGTAATTAGATTACCGTAAGTGGTATTTGGTATTATTTGACTAGCACTAGCATCAAACGCACTAGCACCAGCAAGGTGTGTAGCAGCCGCTGTGCCTTGTGTACCTCTACGTATTTGTCCTAGAGTATTTGTTACTACGTTAGCAGTCCAGTAAGTAATACGTTCAGCGTCAATGAATATCACACCAGGTTTTAAATTAACTGGGTCTGGCATAGTCAGTGCAGCCGCGTTAGCAACAAAAATATTGCCGTCTGTTAGGCCTAAACTATGTGTTAGTACAGTTGTGTTGGCGCTGCTGATACGTAGATAACTAGGTTTGTTAATCATGTTATCAAATATTCTATAGCCTAAAGTAACATTAGCACCATTTACAGTTACATTTGAAGTATAGATACGCATGTCTAATGTGTCAAATGTAATACCTGGCACTAGTTCTTCTGGAGCATGGCTATAGTATCTGTCAATATATTGTCCGCCACTTAGAACGATCTCTTCTGGTGTATTACCAGCCAGTTCCTCTGTGACATAGTTACTTTGATAGATTGTATCTAGAACATTAGTTGACAGTAAAGGTATACCGTCTTGGCTGTATTGTACGCTGTCATAACTGCTAAGGTCCCATGTGCGACCAAATCCTGGACTTAGATCAAATCCTGCGCCAACCACTGGGCTACTTGGATATGTAATACCAGTTAGCAGTTGATCTAATGCATTGTATGTTGCTGTAATAGTAGTATCTGTAGCCAAGCTGACGTTGACACTTAGTGAAATTTGTGTTACACTAGTAATAACATTGCTCAAGTTAATTGTAACATTAGAAACTATGTTAGTAATGTATCCTGCTGTGACATTAGCACCACTGATAGTCATACCTTTTAATAGGTTACTTGCTGGGAACACATAGATAGTATTTGCACTTACCGCTGCATTAGCTACAGTAATTGGCACTGTAATTGTGTCAACCACTGGCATTACATTGCTAGGTTCATAGTAACCTACAATACGATCACTGGCATTAGTAAACAGGTTAGCCGCATATACTGTATAATCGCCTGAGAAGAATGTTCCAGATGTAATTATATTTGATTTAACCTGATATGCTTGACGTACTAGTACATTACCTTCAGGTTGTGCATAGGTTACAATTTGTCCTGCAATGTAATTGGTATATGGTTGCCATTGCTGAACTGTACTTGAATATGTAGTACGGTCAAATTTGATTGCTGTGTCAAAAGTTCTAACCAATGGGTAAGCATTACCAGTTAGTAACGGTGTGTTGTTAGTGAATGGCAATTTAACCAATTGTGCATAAGCAGTAGCTGACACACTTGAGGTACCGTTAATAGTAACCACAGGTGTGGTAATATATCCGCTACCTGGGTTAGTAACTGTGATACTAACCACAGTTAAATTAGCATTACCAGTAACCGGTCCGCTCATAACTGCGGTAGCAGTTGCTCCTGATCCTTTACCGTCAACACTTGAAATAGTTACCTGAGGAACAAAACTATAGTTTGCTCCTGTTGTTTCTACTATAACTGCACCGACCTGTAGTGTACGGTTATCGTACCATTGATTATAAGGGAATGTCTGCCAGGTAGCTTCATCTTCGCTGGTGTATGGTACTTCGCCGCTTGGACTACGGAATATGCCGTAGCCTGTGCTGGTGTCATAGTATGCTGGCAAATCAAAGTCAGTAACACTACCACTATAAGTATCGTTGCCGGTGTAGTCAATTAAGTATTCACGTACTTTAGTTCTATATGGTTTTACTTCGTTAATATAGTCTTGATAGTAGGTTTGATTATCAACAATATAACTTGGGAATTGGCTTAGTGTACGCAATTTGTGTGTTACACTGATAAAACTTGATTTAAATAGCCAATCAACATAGTTTTGTTCTGTTAGCAAGTAGTTTACTAAGATAAAGAACAAGTTATTAAATTCACCTTGTAATTGGTCAATAAAGATATCATTGTTCAGCGCCTGTACAATAGCACGAATTTCATTGTTAGGGTCTTGGTCAAATCTGCTACTGTCAAAGTCTTGATTACCAAAACCTAAGGCATTATTAACAAAGTCACCAAGGCTGGTATTTAATTGTATAGTACCGTTTTGAATACCAACTACTTGGAATGTGCCATCAGTATTAACAACAAACAATCTCCAAGTACCATTACCAGTGGCATCACTTACATAGATGATTTCACCAGCCGCTGGTTTCAATGCCAAAGCATCATTGGTTGTCATTACAGAAAAATTAGGTTTAGTTGCTGCACTATATCCTGTAGCATACCAATCAGTGTAGGTCCAATACAAGCTAGTCTTGTAGGCCTGTACTTGTTCAATCTGCCAAAGTTTATCGGCAGTTAATACATACAACACCCAAAGACCGTTTTGTGTACTGTCGCTGGTCACTAATACCAGATAGCCCGGTGCTAATGACATAGTATCAATATAATTTAATTCTTCAACTGTTGATACACTTTGATCGTATGCACCCAATTTGTAATCAGGTTGCGGATCTTCTGCATACATGCCTGCTAGACTGTATTGTTCAACAATAGGATTAGCAATTAAAATACTATTTGCATACTGTACCATTTCTACCACAGCGGTTAGTCTGCCTTTGAACATACTTTGTCTTGGGCGTATGTCAATACCATAACGATCAGCGTCGCTGAGTGTTGGATCAGGTACTGTTTGACCAATGCTGTCTAATCCAGCCAAACTGTCAACTAGTTTATTGACAATTTTTACAGGTATTGGGTCACTAGGATTACCTTTTTGTACTAGTTCGTATTCGCTGTGTATCATATCACTGTTGATCAACAGTTGATAGTCTAAGTGCATGATGGTATTGTCAGCTGACAAGTACGATCCTACATTGTAGAATGCAATGGCCTGCGGACTGATTACCGCTGCATAAGCTAGGCCTTGATTCTTAGGATTCTGTATATAGTCTGCTATCACACTAGTAGGCAAATGTCTAGTAGGATTATTAGGATCTACAGTAGTTTTGCCTGTGACCCAATAATAGTAGTTAGTAGTGATAATATTTGTAGTTGGATCTACATAGGTAATCTCTACATAAGCACTGTTATCAGCATATTTAGGTTGACCGTCGCCACCGTTAGCCACGTACTGACTTGGTAGGTAGATACTCTTTACCCACTCACAAACTTCAATAACAGCACCTGGGAATAAATTACCCCAATTGATACTACGATATGTTATTTTATCATTGAGGTTAGTATCTTGTTCATAGTCTATGTAGCGAACTTGACTTAGGTTCCACCAAACTCGCCCAACTTGTAGATCACCCCAGTAGACATTTGAATTGATGTCTGCATTGGCATTAGTACCTACATTGTATTGTGCAGGATCATATTCTGTCTTGTAACTGATTTCTTGCTCAGCTTCGCCTAGTATACGACCTTTAGCTGGATCAATGAATTGTAGATCATCAATAATTGTATTGGTTAGATTATTGTATAGATATGCTCTGGTTAAACTGTCTGGATCAACTTTAGCCTGTTGATATCTAATCAATCCCCAACCGCGAGCCAGCGTTGGGTTTTCAAATATGTACACAGCGCCTGTGCCGCTAGGTTCACCATTGACTGTAGCACCTGGTGCCGAAACAACAACAAAGGTTTCTTTAACATCAAGAGAGTAACCAAACTCTGCACCTGATGCTAATAGTCCTGGATCTAGGTTTTGACAGTATTGATATCTACCTGGAGTATATACGTCATCGCGCGGATCATCGTACAGTTCATAAATGTAAGTACTACCACTGCCAGGAATACTGTCAAACCATTTGGTTGTGGTACGATCAAATGTAGTACTGTTAGTAGTAGTAGCAACATCAAATGTAGTGTATCTATGTGTAGTACCACGTGCCGCACCAATAACCAACATGTAGGCATTTTGTGCAATCTTAACTTGGCTACCAAAGTATTCGCCAGGTTGACCAAATGGATTAACAATAATCTGCATGAATGCGAATAGTCTAAGGTCAGCATCAGCATATACACCTGGACTACCAGGAGTACGTATACCTGACAGAATACGCAGTTGGTCTTTAGCTACAGTAACATCTGAGTTTAAGCGCAATAGACCATTTTGATTGACCGCACTAACACCTAAGATTTGTGCATCGTTAACATCTTTAACAATACTGTCTAAGCTGGCCATTGGGTAAGCTGTGGTTGTAATTGATGTGTTAGCCCAGATGTGGCTGTTATTATTCCATACTGGATTTACAATAGCAACAACATTAGCACCTGTTGAACTTTGGCCATAGTTGAATAAGATATTACCAGTGTAGTTTGTAACTGTGACAAATTGACTATTGGTTACGTTGGCCAATACTACTACATTAGCATAAACTCCACTGCCTTGATTTTGACTGATGGTCTGACCAGCCACGGCTGTGATATTACTGCTGAGTGCTAGTATATTAGCCGCCTGTCCGTTATAGGTCGTTGGCATCATACGTGCTGATACAATAACTTCAAAGTTTTGTAAACGTATACTATCGCCAGGTGTGAATACTGGATTTACAGCATAGCCAGTGTTGGTACCGTATAAGCGACCTCTGTTATGGAATTTCCAAATAGCACCACTGTTGTATTCTGTACCATTGGCATAGTAAGGGGCACCTGTATAGATTGCACAGTTAATACCGCAAACTGTTAGACTGGTACCAAATGCTGCACCTGCTTGTAAGGCTGTTAGAGTATTTTCTAAGCTGTCAACTCCAATTAATCTTTCTAATAGATTAAAGTCATTGACTTCAATGTATAACACATGACCTACTTCTGGTGGGTCAATAAATTCAATAGTATAAGTACCTGTTACTGTGTAGTTAGTAACTTCATTACCGTCAATAGTTACTTTATAAACTGGACCAATTGGATTTCTAGTTGTGTAGATTAATCCACCTGTGGTTTTAAATGCTTCTATCACACGATCGTAGATGTAAATACAACCTGCACCTACTAGTAGATTGCCACCTTCGCCTGCTACAGTATCACCAGGTGCACCAATAGCAATCTGTGCGCCATCAAAGCTAGCTGACAGTGAGTGACCAAAATTAGCAAAGGTATTTGCTGGATTTGGATTTTGAATATTCTTAACTAGTTTATAGTAAGGTTGTTGCACAATACTGATGTCACTTTGTACTACATTTGCAGTAAAGTAAACTGTACTACCACTTAAGGTATAGTCTTGGTTAGGAATATATGTTTTGTTACTGCTGGTAATTAATAGCGATGTAGCATCGTTAGCGGCATACGGAGTAAATGTCAACGGAATACTATTAGTAACACTGGCATTTACAACATTAGTTACATAAACTCCTGCATCAACACTTTGAATGCTGATATTGCCAGCTACATAGGTGTTGCCAATTAAGACATTAGAGCCTATGGCAAAATTGCTAACTAAATTTGTCAATACAACTACACTAGAATTACTTACTGTTGCAGCCAATGAGCCTTGTGCGCCTGACACTGATTGGTTAATCAATTGAGTAGCTGTTGCTGAAATATTACCGCTGAGAGTTAGGGTAACTTGATCTTTAACTGACACTGTTTGTTGTTGGAATGGAACAAAACGACTTAGGCCGTAGGCATAAACATTGTTGTTACCTGCCGCTCCCACGTATAACCATTCACCGTCTTGATTAAACTGTATGCTAGACCCAAACAAATCACCTACATTGCCACCTACTATGATTTGCTTACGATCAAATGTACTTGAACTTACAGTCTTGCTGTAGATGTACACATATCCTGTATTGCCTGAAGTACCGCTGTTAGGTGCCCCCACAGCCAATACATCACTGTTATTAGCATCAACAGATAAGTCTACAGCCTGACCAAATGCGCTGGTGTTTGTACCAAGTGGTTGTACAGTTACACCTTCAGCAAACGTGCCTGCGTAATTTTTTAAGAATGTGTTAACAGATCCCACGCCGTTTAAAGCAGTTGGCGATCCCACAGCTACCACAAGGTTGTCTGCGCTCATAGCTACGCTAGTGCCAAAACCGTCGCCTTGGGTGTATTCATTAACACCTTTAGTCACCTGTTGTGTGAAATTCCAAGGATGTGCTTTTTCATAGACATTCCAAAGATGTTCAACTGTAGCCACAGGACTTCCCATGGCCAATGTTGTAGCGGCATTATCATCAATCCAGATCTTTTCTCCTACTTGCCATCCGTGTGGCGGATTACCTGCATAACCATATAGACGTGCATCTTCCATGTATTGGAAACGCATACTGTCTAATCTATATAAGATACCAGACCCTGTTTGTGTAGTCAGTGATGAGACGTTTGAAGGACTACCAAGATATTTTACCATGATGTTGTTGAGATCAACAACTTTGTACACTTGATAGAAACCATCAAATGCTGTGCTAAAATTCTTAATTAAAAACACACTGCCTTCAGTAGTGGCTGTACCTGCTACAAAATTATGCGGTGCTTGTGTGGTAAAGGTAATATAATTGTTTAGACTATTAGCTACCTGAGTTACCAAATTGTTTGTTTCAGTTACACGATAGACATTCCAATCACGTTTAAAGTCTTTGGCTACCCAAATACGATATCCACTGCCCATGCTGGCAATATTATTGTCTAGGTCAACGTAATTAGCAAGATCAAATATAGTTAGATCAACGTCTTGTGAGTTAACATATCCTGCTGTAGGAATATCGTTGTCATAGTTACTGTGACTGGTTCTAATTAAAGCAATGTTGCCATTATAGGTACCGTATGATCCATATAGTTGACTTTGATTGAATACAGCAACACCATCACCTAGATTATTATTTTCTGCTGTGACAAACTGCGCTACACTTGGGTTTACACCAAATGCTTTTTCATTCAATGGAATTTCAATATAAGGATTGCTGTCTAGTGCTCCGTAAGCACCCACACGTATAGCCCACTCTTCATAGAATTTAATGTCACTGGTCAAGTTATTAAATGTAGCACGCAACATTTGATTAACAGCATTTGCTGAACCTTTTTGTGCAATATACCCTTTGTAGAATTCTATTTGTGTGGTTTTAGTTAGGCCCAGGTCACTAAGATATTGACGAGGCTTGTAGCCAATTAATGTATGGCTGTAAGTTAAATTGTCTTTGTCTTTGATCTCACCGTAGCTGTCATAGTATGACTGTGCTTCTACAGCCAATGTTGAGAAGTTAGGTAATAGGCCTTTTTGTATTTGATTGCTGGTCAACTGACTCCAATATTGGAATTGGAAAGTTGGGCTAGCAATGATATCTTGCAAGGCTGTATAGTATTGACTCTTGTATTCAACGATATCACCTTGAAGGTAATCTTGTCCTTGATTCCAACTGTCGACTACACCTGAACTATAGATAAATCCAGGAGCATATAAACTACCGTCCCACGCAGCAGTTTTCTGACCAATTAGTTTTAGACGGTATTGACGATTACCTGTTTCTGGTTGATATATCACATCATCAAACACTGTGGTGTTGTCAAATATCAAAATATGTTCGTACTGTACTAGGTCAACTTCAACATATCCAATAACACTTGCTGGATCAGTCAGTGATAATTTAAATGTTGTAGGAGTACGTAAGACCGAGTAGTTGTTATTTCTAACTAGGTTAAAGTTTTGATCAATAACTTTACTACCGTACTGACTATCAGTAATACCAGCAGTAATACTGTTGACACTGATAGCAGTTAAAGTATCTGCCACAGGACTTAAGACTAAGATACTACCTGGTTTCCAGCCCTGTTGTGCCCAGTATAAGAATTCTTTAACTGATAAGTTCCAGTCACGTATTTCACCTAAGTTAGGATCTACAAGTCCAAATGTAAAGCCCTGTGCTACCAAATAACGTTGGTAGCTGATTAAGAAGTCAGCTATCTGTTGTTGTGTGCTAAATTCAAAACCGTATGGAACTTTTAGTTTTAAGTTTTGATAGTTATTGAATAGTGTAGCTGTGCTGTTCAACACTGTGGTCTTATTAGCATTACTATTAACCACACTAGGGATAATTGTAAAGTAACTGTTTTGTAAATCATAGCCACGAACACTGTAACCATTTGTGGTCTTTTCTACAATAACTGCACTGTAGATTAATTTACCTACAGGTACTGGGCCTTCTACAGTCCATACTTTGTAGTTTTCGTTAGGTATGACAATACTGTTATTAGTACTGGTTGGACTGACCTGTTCTGCTAATACCTCAAGATATTTTTGATCAGTGAAGCCTGCAGCCGCATAGGCTAGGTTAACAGTAAATGATTTAATAAATGGGCTGATGTATGATTCAGGATTGATACCTTGATTACGTAGGTATTCTGCTATCCAGTTAATGTATCCTGCACCACGATACACTGTGCCTGAGCTAGTATCACCATTGAAGTCAACTTGATCTTGTGTTATGTGATGATTAGTGTTACGTGTTAAATACTGCTCTGACCCTATCACTAATCCACTGCTAGTATCTTGAAGAGTGTTTAATTGATTAAATTGAGAATAATTGTAAGTATCAATCAACAACCCAAAATATTTACCTGGTTTAGCCAGTGCAATAGCCTGTTGAACTGCGTATGGGAATTCGCTACTTGAGCGCCAAGCATACTCTACTGGACCATATTGGCCCACTGCCCAACTCTGTGCCATTTTTCTGCTGTTGATTGATTTGGCCATTATCTGTGCTGGACTTAGCAAGTTACCGTTTTGATCTACAGGGATGACCTGACTTAGGCCAGGGCGAACATAGTGCGGATCAATACCTGCTCTAGCACCTTGTACAATCAACCCAGCTTCTAGGTCATTCCATAGTAATGTGTTACCGCCGGTATAAGGTGCAGGACCGTAATAGCTTTCCCACCAAGTAGGCATAGTAGCAAACCCTAGCATTTCCCATGGTGTTAGGTGTGGGCGTAGTGTGTCGTAGTAGTATTGATAGCAAGCACGCCACGATCCTGGTAGAGCCTCACCAGTAAGTTTATCAGGTTGGCCAGCATAGTTCCAAGTAAAGCTGTCATTGCTTTCAAATGTACTGTTGGTGCTGAAATCTAATTTATTATTACCAATCCAATTTAAGAAACTATTTGATGCCAGTTGATTGATTTCAGCCAGGCTATATGCTTCAGGTACACGTCTAAATTTGCCTGGTACCACTGATAAGATATCACCGTAGGTACCTGTATCAGGTAGTTTAATATTGTTGAATATACGTAGTTCTAATTCTAATAAGAACTGATCTCTATAGTCATTGAACACAGGTGTTACACTGCCATCGTGGCCGCGTATAACATCTGTAGGTGTTCTATAGGTATTGTCATAGAATACTTCTGGTACATATGGTGGCCATAAGCCTAACTTAGTAGGAGTTTCTGGAATATAGTTACCATCAGTGTTGCTGTATTCGTTGATGGTAATAATGTCACCAACATTTAATGTTGTTAAGAATGTTATTGCTGGTACTGTTGAACTAAATTCAAAGTCTTGATTATTGACCACTTGCTGACCATTGACATAGACTAATACTGCTTGATTGCTTAACTGTTGGTCGTTGAATACGTTAGTTAATTGATAGTCAGTGACTAAAGGATCAAATACAGTATAGGTTAAGGTAGTCTTTAATGGACCATAAGGTACCATGTCACTGTAGTAGAATGGGAATGATTTATTCTTAACAGCATTGATCTTAGTTAAAATTAAATCAACACTGGCCGCAGGATCTGTAGGAATAATACCTGGTAAACTAACTGCTAGTTCTAAAAATTTATTTTTAAATTTAGTATATTCTTGTTGAGCAAAGCGCAAGGCATTGATAAAGTTAGCGTTGTCATCTACTAGGAATATTGACAGTGGTGCAGGTGCTGAGTGTTGTAGCAGTGTACCGCCTTGGGCTTTGATATCAATATCACGTAGGTTACTACTGCCAAGAATATTACCTATAACTGAATTGCTGTTCTGTGCCAGCGCAACTAAATGGTTACGAACCTGTCCTAGGGTCAATGTATTAATATCTACGTTCTGTGCATTAACGTCTAGATTCTGTGGTACTTGGTAGAAGCCAAGTTGGCTGACTTGATCACTATAGACTAGAATATCAATTTGGTCACCAGTGGTCAGTGTTGCAGAAACTGTAACTGCACTATTGGCCAACGCCCATTGACTAGATTGTAAGTACGTGTAATTTTGAAATACTTTTAAGTAAGGTATAGTTGCAGATGTATTTGGTACTACATCAATAGGGAATGAGCTAGTAGTACCATCATAGGTATAGCTGATCTGTTGATACTGTTTACTGTTTTCTGGAACTGTCTTCCAGGTATTTTTAGGTTGCAGTGTTTGGCTGTCAACTATAGTTTGTAGATAGCCAAGGTTAATTAGCTCTGTTTGTACTACTCCAGAAGCATCTGAATAGGTAAATGAGTCTGTGTTAAAGTAATTTTGAAACTCAATATCGCCTTGGGTACTGAAGTTTCTATAGGTCAATGAGAACCCTAGTACAGGATCAACAAAGCCAGTGGAATTAACTAAATACCCAAATAACCAAGTACCTTTAAATGTACTTCTAGTATAGGTAGAAAAACTCTTGCCACTAACATCTAACACTTCAAATAGCGGAAATTGATTAACCGCGGTCTTTTGTTGGCTGCTATTCCATTGCACACCATTGTACCACCACTCACTACCTGCGTATTGACCAGTTGCTACTGTGGTAGTATCATATGGTAATACATCTCCGTCTGCAGCTTTGACTAATTCAATATGATATGGACCTGTAGGTGCTCCATCTAGATCAACTGAATACTGTACTAGTTTGACCAGATAAATCTTATTCTTAACCAATGGATCTTGATCAGCAGCAAATATCACACGCAGGCCATTGGGGTATATTGGTTTACCGTTAGCGTCTAATAATGGTATACCAAATGCAGTTGAATATGTCTGGCCTTGCAGTTGCGTAAATGCATCTGTGGTAGTGGTGTCTAAAATATCAATCGCATCTAGTCCACGGCGGCCATAGTTAAACAATAATGTATCTGCATCAAATTGAATAATAGGTCGTTGGCCACGAGAATTTTGGTCAAATGATGGTAGTACACCATTGTAGTTTGCTGTGGCAGTGATAACGTCAACATGGAACCAACGATTGTTACGTGACCAAGCATTACGATCTACACTACTGCGATTAATAGTAATGTAGTCTGGGAACAAGGTATTAGGATACAATAAAGTATTTTCTTTAATGTAGGCCTCTGGGGTTATCATTTGGTCTACAGGGACTAAACGTATACCACTGTTGTATAATGCTTGATTACCAACTTCTTCTACGTAGTATTGATTATTTTGATATTCAGCTGGCGTTACATCTGTGCCAAATTGAATTTTTAATCCTGAAGTAAAATTAACTCCATTTGGACTAGTATAATTTTGTTGTCCTAGGATGTCAGCATCTACATCAATGGCCCAGTTGTTGTATTCAACAACTTTGATCTTTTCAAAAATATTATAATTTGTGCCGTCTTGTATCCACAAGGTATCTAGGCCAGCAGTTAACAGCGGCATTGGATAGAATAACCCGTCAAGATCTTTGTAGAATTCTCTGTTGGCATTAACTACACCAAATTTAATGTAGACCTTTTGATTCACTGCCACTGCTTGATCAGGAATTAACTGTATTAGTAGGTCATTAGTGCCATCTGCATTTTTAATTCCTGCATCAACTAACACAACTTTCCATACGTTGTATCTCAACGATGAGCTGACAATAGTACCTGCGTTATAACCTGGTACTACATTACCTGAGTGATCATGTACTACTGGAGCAGTCCAATCAGCATCGCCACCTTTGTGTGGCCAAGTGCTGACACTAGAAAAAACTAGTTTCTTACCTGTGAGCTGTTGAACAATACCGTTGTATTGTGGGTACTCTGTAGTAAACTGACTGACTGTTTTATTCTGCCAGGTATTGTATGGTACTGGCGTAGAGTAGTCTATATTGTCTACTACCTGCATGCCTGAGAACTTGTCTTGTGCCGTGCTTTGCGGAACATTGAATGAAATAGTACCAACATCAATACCATTGTTAGTTACGCCATAGACGTCGCGTGAGCTGATAGTAGGAGTAGCATTTACTTTACCTGCTAGAGCTAGATTGCCTCGTTCGCTTTGAATCCAAAAAGGTACACCAGGTTGATTGACTATAAATTTATACTCGCCACCGCGTGCCAGAGTAATACTATAGTCTACTGTGCCAGTCTGATCAGTAAAAATATACTGAAGATTGTTAGGATCACGAGTGACTGTGTATGTTGTAGTCAGTGGCAGACCTGAGGTGTTAACAGCCACAGCATCAGGACCATTAGGCAACCAGTAGTATTGACTAAAGTTAACAAACTTGTCATATGAAATTAATGGATCAAAACTGTAGTATTCTTGTTCCCATAGGCGACTTTGATTATTAGTGAATCCGCCATAGTAATTGATTTGATTTAGTAAATCGCGATAGCTAGCAAAGAATTTAATATTCTGTTGTTGATCTTTGATTACCAAGCTAGGTTCAAGCTGATAGTCTTGACGATCAGCTGTAGGTTCAATTATGTAGCTATCACCGCTCTTATATGTAGGAGCAAATGTGCGTCCTATGTAACCATATAAGTTTGTTAAATTAGGTTCACTGACCAGTTGATCCATTGTAGCTGATAAGAACTTTTGATTCGTATCAGTTTGGAATACACTAGGTAAAAATTTAAGCGTTTTTCTTGTTACGGCCATTATACTCTCAATATGTTATGAACTTACAACTGCGCCAGTTTGATTCAACTGAGCAGCGGTAATTGCTGTAATTATTTTCACGTCTGCCACTGTGGCTGCACTGGTTACTATTTCATTGATGTTACAATTAACCTGCATTAAACTACCAAACACGCTGGATTCATTTGCAGGTACAATCGTAATACTTGCTACATTAGGAACTAATTGAACATGTAGGTATGCGGCTAATTCACTGAAGTAGAATGTTTCACCAAAGTCCCAATTGGCCACATCAAAATAACTATTAATTGCTGCAATCACTTGGCTTTGTACTTCATTGTCACTGATAACCACATTAGGATTCTTAATCACTAAGAAATTTGCCTGTAGTGTAGGATCTGCTTTGGCTCCAAACAAAGGTTTAAATGCCGCAGGATTATAAATGATAGTGTCACTGATGGCTTTGTAATTGTCTAGGCCACTGTAAGCAGTATCAAGTTCTTCACTGGTAGGTGCTGTTGGTTTGCTGATTAATCCAGTAGTGTCTTGTACCCATGCAAGATAGTCTGTGCTATATTGTTGCGTTAGAATATACAAGTCAATGATGTTGTTTGGGCTAGGATCAATACGGCGATTATTTGGACTATTATGGCGATACTGGAAGTAGATACTTTGGCGTCCTACTTTAGCCACATATCCTGACACAGGATTGAGTGTGTAAACAGCGCCACTAACACTCAATTGATAAAAACTATCAATTGGTGGTATATAGAACAGTTGTCCTGCTTGGTAGGTTGTTGCAGCTACCTGTGCATCGCGCAGTGATTGATATGTTGATACCACAGTACTATTGTCTACACTGGTCTGTACAATAAAATTATCATAGCCAGTGGTTTCTTGGAAGTAAACGTACTTGCTGTCAATGTTGGTTTCTGGGCTAACAATCAATTCAAACAGTTCAGGATTATCTGGGATGCCGTCATTGTTGACATCACTGAATGTAATTAAAATACGATTTTGATCTACATAGCCATCAACTTCAGTAATAGCTTTATAGATATACCAAATGTAGTCAAGTGCCAGTGGATTACTGTCATCGGGATTACTATTAACTTTTAACACTTTGATCTGATCGTGTACAGTTTGTCCTGTTGTGGTATCAAAGATCTTAGTCGTGCCGTCATAGTAGAAGTCTGTTTCTAATACGCTTTCAAACACATAGTTTAGGCCGCGATAGCTAACTGTGTAGGTTTTACCCACAGTTGTAAATGCGATAAGCCAGCTTGAATCTAACCCTGTACCAGATGTATCACCAGCATGAGCTAAACTAAAATCATTAGCAGTGTTTAAGTCGCCTGGTAGTACCATTTGCCAGCTGGCTAAACCTACATCATAGCGTAGACCAAAGTTAGCATAGGCTTGAATATAGCTGACCATTGCAGCTACAATGCTGTTAGAAAATGTTACATTGAATACTGCAAACACTTTGTCAGCAATAGCACCTGTAGGAACATTTTGGCTGATAGTCACTGGACCACTGCCATTAGGTAAATTACCCTGTCCTCCATTTGTACCATCACCTACTACTAATTCTACTGCACCATAGATATAGTATTTGTCACCAGGCTTGCTAGGTGTACCTGTTTGTATAGTATTTGTAGCGTCAAAGTAGTTACCTAGGCCTGCTGAATAACGAATAATACTACCTTGTACTATGTATTTGTTATTGCTGGTCACTGATGAGCCAATTTGTAAGATCTTACCTGATGCATCTGTAAAGTATCCTGTACTACCGTTAGCAATCACAGTTGATTTATTCCAGTAGATATTAGTCAATGCTATCAAAGGATAGTTAGCATAGAAAAATTGTGTAGTCTCAGGTGCTTGCGCAATTGGTGCTACCTTGTCATAGATCACACGATAGATGTCATTGGTAGTGGTGTAGCTGAAACTGAATGTATTGATAAAAGGATCACGATATAAGATACCATCATCTGCAAAAATGTTAGTGCTGGAATATTTGCCTGTTACATCAATAACATCAAGATAACGACTAATGCCGCTACTGGTACGGTTAACTGCTTTGATCTTTAAAATATTACTGAATAATGTGTAAGGTAAGATATTATAATCTTCACCTGTGATCATACGATTCTGTGTGTAGAACTGTTGTGGTGCTTTCTGACGTACATCGTCAAGACTTTCACGTGTGGCTGAATTTGCCACTGTGTACTGTAGACTGGCTGTGATTGTAATGGTTTCGACACGGCCACTTGCACTGATATAGTTAATAGGAACTACTACACCCTGCATTTCGTCAGGAGTAATTTTGTATTGTAGGCCATTGCTGGTTCTGTAATACACACGGAAATTGCCTTGTGGAATATTACTAAATGAGCCATCACCAAATACTAGATCAATTTGATCACCTGCACGACTGTTAACTTGATAGATATTTCTATTAGTGCTTTGATTGTAGATAACATTGGTATTGGCCACAGCTGGAACCTGTTCCCACAATGTGCCTAGATTGCCATTGGTGTCTACACTGTATAACCAAATGTCACTGTTGTTAATATTGTTAGTATTGATACTGTATACACGATTAGGCACACTTTCAGCAAAGTTAAAGTCTTGGCTTTGTAGTTTACCCTGTACAAAATACAAGAAGTAACCAGTATTAACTGATCCATTACCTAGGTTGTCATTTTTGTATAAGAAATTAAACGGTGCATTCAGATATGGATTTACTTCATATATGTATGATTGTCCTGCTGAAGTTGGGCTTACCATTTCAAACGGCATACCGGTGCCCGCCACTGTGGCATTGAAACTATATGTAGCTAACACATTAGGTATTAGATTAATCTGATATTCATCATTGGTGATGCCATTGATTAACTGGCTAGCACTAGGCTTACCAATAGCTTGATTGCTGATCAATGCAGCATTTAAGATTAAGGTAAATTGTTCTTGCCAGTTACCGTTGCCTGCATCTGCCCAGTTAATCACTAGGTTTGATAGATTAATACCATTGCTGTCGTAAATTGTTTCAGTTGTGCTAACTGATGTAAATTTTAAGAATCCACGACTGTTGATATTGCGTTTAGGGTTATAGCTAATTAAGCGAGCTAGTTTAAGAATACTGTCACGACGTTGTGCTGTGTCAATAAAGTTTTCACGTGCGTTTAAGTCGCCACGGAAAGCCAATGATTGGCCTAAAAAGGCAATCATATCAATTAAGGCAATGAACTCACTTGACTCAATGAAGTCATTAAAGTCTTCTGGATAGTAAAGCTGTAGGTAGCTTACCATTGAAGCACGAAGTGTTTCGTAATCGTAACTTTGGAAGTCAGCGTTACGGAATGTTTGATATAGTTTAGTCCAGTCTTCAGCGACTAATAAACTGGTTTGTCGTGTGGTGGTTGCCATCTTTATTCCCTAATATAATGTATTTATCAGGTTTAAAAACTGCGCAGTTAATAATTAGTGTGCTGTAAGGGTATTGGTTGCGTTGTTGAAGTTCATTAGCATGGTATTAACTTGATTAGTTAGTACATAGCGTAATTGTACTTCAATTTGTATGCCTTGATCATATTCTGTGATAACAATATTATCAAAACTCACACGCGGATCATAGGTAGCCACTGATTGTACATCTTGGCTGATCACTGATTTTAGGTCTTCTGTAAAAGGCTCGTGTAAGACATTCCAAATAATAGTACCAAAATTTGGATTCATTAGCTTTTCGCCCTTGCGGATATTAAAATGATTAAGTATATCGCGTTTAATCAAGTCAAAATCTGTCAAGCGCCAGTTTCTTGTGCCTGCTAGTGTACTAAAACCTTTATATGTGTTTGCCATACAAATATTTATCCGGCATTTACTGTTGATAATTGTGGCGCAAGTACCTGCACAGCATATTTGCCTTTGTTAAAATATGTGGCTCCAGTGGTGCCATAAGCATCTGCACCGCTTTTACCGTTGCGATAATCGCGTGCCCCGCCAGGGCCTAATAGGTGTGCCACAGCCAACATACCTGCTACGTCTTCTGGTGATTGATCAGATGTAACACAGCCCAATTTACACATACTGGTGTAATTGCGTTTGGTATAAGCACACATTGCGGCTTCTTGTTCTGCTGGACTACCTAAGAATGTCTGTAGGCTATCCATGCCGTTTTTGCCAGTCCAATTATTGGGATTGTTTAACTGTGCGTTTGACTTACAGGTACTCTTGACATAACGGCCATCAACCAGTGCAGGCCAACCAAATTGATATTTGCCTACGTAGCCAATGCTGTTGACTGTGTTATATTTGCCACCACTTTCACTCTTACCAATAGTGGTGTAGTAGGCAGTAAGTTGTGCAGAAGTCAGACTACCAATAGTACAGTCACAAGGTGGTTGGTTGCGTAGATCAGTTGCGGTTGCAGGATTTTTTATTCCTGTGTCTTGTGCTTGTTTAGTAGCATCTACAGGTGCATTATATGTTCCAGGCTGTATACCTGGACTTTGTGGCACAAAGAATGCTGCGGCTGTGGTTCTAGTAAATGGTTCGTGTGTTGGCGCAACCGTAACAATCGTATCTAATGTGCCAGGATTAATTACCCATTGTCCTACAGTGTTTTGTGCTGTATCAGGCAAACTCTGATGTTGAATACCTTTTACTTCTTTGGCTGATTTTGATTTTCCTGACTGTGCGTACCATCCGCTGCCATCTACAGCAACCACCCCACCTGATTTAAGTGATACTTGTCCTGTGGCATCTACAATAAATTCTCCGCCAAGTTTTAACTGTGTTGCTCCTGCTTGTAGATTAAATGCACCTGGACTTAGTATGTTAGTCGTTGACGTGTTCATTTGGAATGTGCTGGTGGCATTCATATTGATATTCTGTGCATTAAAGTTAATGTCAGCATCACTGTGGAAGTTAATAGTTCCAAGACTTCTAACATTAAAATTACTGCCAGCAAATATATTCAATGCGCCATCACTGCCTAACTCAATCCAATTATCACCATTGGCATTGGCAATATAAAGAATATTGTTAGTGTCATTCATCAGGATTTGATGTCCACCTGCTGAACGCAGACGTATCAATTGATCTATGCCTAGGGCTGTACCATCATCCATAACAAATGAATGTCCACCTTTACGTGTTTTAACAGTAAAGTAGTCAGGAGGTAAGTTGCCGCTGTTTAATTTAGTAACATATTCTTTGTCGTCTGCTGGATCGTTGACAAATGGACGGCCTGGGGTGGATATACCAAATACCTGACTAGGGCTTTCGCGCTGACTTGAGCTTGAAATAGCACCACGCACTGGATCTTTTTCAAGACCCTGTTGTTGTAGTATACCGTATTGGAATTTGTGTATGGGTTTATTGTTATTGTAGAAACTTGAATTAGTAACATCTGCTGTCTGATACTCATTGAATTCCACTACAGGAACAATGTCACCTTGTTTGTATGTGTTGTTTTCGTTTTTACCAAGACTAGTAGTATCTACATTAGGAGTACCAGCAATAGCTGGAATCATATAGTGACTTAGGCTTGAGTCAACACAGGCCAACCAGTATCCACGTAAAGGATCCCCTGCGATAAACAGAACAATCACTTCAACTTCAAGGTCTGGTGGTACTGCCCACATACCATAGCTGTGTGACACAGTTTCAAAACTGTTGGTTGTTGGAGACTGTGCTCCAGACTTCTGTACTTGACTGGTATAGCCCATGAATGGACTAGCATATGACACTGTGCGCCAATTGTTAGGATCATCAGCAGGTCCGCCTAGATCAGGAATATATACCTGTAGTCGACCACTGCGTGTTGGATCTAGATTGTTTTTAACCACACCAATGTATGGATACGGATCAACACGTGTGCCGCTGGCTTCTTCTCTGCGTAGATTTTTTGCTACTTTACTTGCTATTCTATGATCGATTGCCATTTTTTAATTATCCTGTAACTGCTGCTTGGCCAGGAACTTGATTCCCTTTAATACTTATTGGTGTAAAATTAGGAACGATTGCTTGTGGTTCTGTTTGATCTGTAATAACAGCACTAGGCGCTGTTTCGTTTACGGCCATCAAATCCTGTTGTCCAGGAGTAAATCCTCCGCCGCTGGTTTCTGTTTGATCACCATAGTAGCCTCCAGAATAGTCAGGGCCAATGGCCTGAGTAATCTGTTGGTCTTGGCCAGGTGTTTGATTATTAGCACTGTCTGCAGCAGAAGCAGTGCTTGGGTCTGGACCACCTCCAGCTACTTCTACAGTAGGCACAGGAGTTGGTGGAGTTACACCAGGAGTTATTTGAGCTGTTGGTGTTCTATTGTCACTGGTTTGATTATTTTGTCCATTGACATAATCGTATGCCTGCTGTCTTACCAATCTAACCAGTTCTAGTTCTTGTGTAAATTGTCCGTTGGTAAAGTGACTAGATACTTTAGTTACTATGTACAGTCCTGAAAACACACTCTGTTTGTAGTTGGTGTTAAACTTCATAAACCCAGTGGTTTCGTCAATGTCTGACGGAATTCTAAACAATAGCTGTACGTAAAGTCCGCCCTTGTCCATGACTAAACTACTGTTACCAGCAGTTAAACGTGGATCTGTACTGGGTTTAGATGCAACATTAAATCCTTCTAGCGGAGGTCTATAGAACACATCATCCTGTTTAATGTAGTCAGGATCTCCAATGATTTTTAATTTAACATTCAGCATGTCAGCTTGACTGTTGGTCATGATGCTGGCTTCTAGATCCACTGACGCAGTTTCTTTGGCTGTGCTAGCACCACCAGTGGCATTGCTTCTAGAGTTTTGTACTACTGGTTTCATTACCAGTGGCATCACAGCATCATATTGACTGCTGGCCGCAGTGGTAGTCGTAGGAGCATTACCACCGCCGTTGTAGTTTGGATAGTTTTGTGTTTGATTATCCGTGGTGTTGCTGGCCGCAGTTGGATTAACATCTGTTAGACTATTTCTATAGGCAGTGACCTGATTAAAGTATAGTGCATTAAATTTAATATCAAAATCTAAAACGTCATCATTTTGTCCTGTATACAGATAGTTGTAGTATTTCACAGGATATAGTTGCACACCTTGTGGGCCTATGTCAGCACGTAGATTGTAAATTTTATATGGTATTACACTGTAGGTAATTTCTCTGGCCCACACACGTTTACGTACATCAAAATCTAATAGTCTGACTGTAGGAATAATTTTAAACCAATACAGTGGTTTATCTTTTAATGCTTCTTTCTTGCTGGCATAGTCAGGATCTTCAGGCACAATCAATTGATTCTGTATGTAATCGCTATTTCTAACTATGTAGTCAATGAGCCTGTCAATAGTTGTGCCTGCTTGTATTTGAAATATAGCTTTAGTAGGATCATATAACGCTACGTTTGGGGTAGCTGGTGCCGCTGGAGCTGGTATTGTAGTTGTTACTCCAAGTCTAGCATTCTGTTGAGTAGCGTAGTCTTGCATACGTTTAGCATAGGCTGCATCTGACTCACCAGGTGCTTTGATAAAATATGTTTTGTCATATGAACCAGCAATGGCATTATTTGTTGTAGTGGCAGAAGCCGTGGCTGCTTTAATTGCGGCATTTTGAGTATTAGCATAATCTCTCATACGTTTAGCATAGGCTGCATCTGACTCACCAGGTGCTTTGATAAAGTATGTCTGATCTACTACCCCTGAAGTGTAGGTTGGTGTTGCACTGGTAGTAGCAGGTGTGGGGTTGGCTGTGGTTGTTTTAACCGTGCCGCCAACTGTCTGTCCTAGATCAGCACGCTTCATAGCCACAATGTCACCTGGGGTTTGATTGCCCTTCATTGATGTTTCTTTTGGTGTATGTCTAAGTTGATCTGTAAATAAACTGTCGCCTATGCTGATGGTTGTACCATCATCTAGTGTGGTCTTAGGAAATTCAAATCTATAGACATCAGCTACACTGATTTTATTATACTGCACCAACGCCTGCATCCATTGATTAATCGCACTGCCATAACTTGAGAATTTATTATATGCTGGAGGGGTTGATGGTGTTGGTTTAGCAGTGGCAGTGTTAGGCTGCGGAGTAGTTGGGATTGACGCAAATCTATTTTTCCCTGTGGTCTGCGTTGCTGAATTTGTTGGGGCAGGTGTTGATCCATTGGCCGCCTGCACTTCTGCTCTGACTGCGTTTAGTGCTGTGACTTCATCAGCAGTTGTGCCTTCTACACTTTGGAAAAAGTTAGCCACAGTGCTGGCAGTAATTTCAAAGTTTGCAGGAGTTGAACAGGTAGACATATCATATGCTGAATGATGGAATGGCACATAGGTGATTTTATATTCTGCACCTTTGACTGTTACTCTGATTTCCAAATTGGTGATTTTACATGGTACACGTTTTCTTAGATCTTCAATTGAGCCCAAGATACTGCCATCATCGCCCATGGCAAAGAAATCAATTTGAATTAGATATGGCATATCTAAATAGTTTTGTGCATTGATGTCTTTGGCCGCTAACAATAATCTTTCTACAAAGGTAAATCCATAGGGTTCAATTAAGGTAAATGACCCTTCTATGGCATTGGTATTTCTACTAAGGTCATTAGGCGCAATAACTGTGGTCATGCTAAAGTCTTCAAAATAGAAGTCTTCACTAAAGAATTGATTTCTAGGAAAATTATCGGGACTGTAACGGCCAGCACTGGCCACTAGAACATTTTTTGGTGTATAGGTTTGAGTTTCTACAGTATGATTATAGTCTGAATCTGATAGTAGATGTAAACTTAGACCGTAGATATAGCTAGGATAGTCTTTTAATCTATTAGGCAAAGGTTTGTTAGTATTAGTATCAGGTGTTGCTGTAGTAGGTTTACTAGGAGCATTAGGACTATTATAGTTTGGTGCTGTGTTTAAATTTTGTGTAGTATCTGCCGCAGGATTAGGTGCTGTGTCTGCTACACTTGCTTCATTGGCCACAGGTCCTGTTGTTATAGTTTCAGCACTAGGATCAAATCCGCCGCCACTGGCTTCATTTTGATCACCGTAGTATCCACCTGCATAACTTGGTGCAAGATTTTGTTGTTCGCTGGCAGACAATGCCGCAGGACCTGGAACATTGTTAGCCGTAGCTATAGTAGAACCGCCGCCACTGGCTTCTGTTTGTTCGCCATAGTAGCCGCCTGAATAGTCAGGTGCTAGGCCTGTAACACTAGGAGGAGGTGAACTAGGAGTATTGACTAACTGGGTTTCAGCGTTATCTTGAGTAATCACGTCAGTCATTTGTTACAATCCCAATGCTGATGTTAGATTCTGTTTCTGTGGTACGTAGATAACAACACCTGGCACAAAGTCAAAAATTGGATCTTGTATAACATTAGGATTTCTAACAGCAAATACCCACCATAGGCCTGGATCTCCATATAAGTCAAAGGCCAACAGATCAGGACGATTACCATATATCTTATCAATTTGGTATTGTACATCTGTAGAATTAATTGGTATGTTAGGAATATTAGCCACATCTAAGAAAAAACTGTAGATGTCTGTGTTAGCATACGGGCTGGTCTTGTTATAAGCCACGGTCATTAGATGAATCCTCCGACACCTGTTTTGGTGTCTTTGATTAATTTACCCTGCGCAAAGTCAGTTAGGTTAAATCTATTGTGTAAATTATTGCGACTATACATTGGGCGTAGAGTCACTGCAATGGTACTGGTAGTAGGCACACGAGTATGTGTGGTTATGGTACTAAATCCTGTGGTGTTGCCTGCAGCCACAATGGCTTTAGTTGCCGCTGTTGTAGCCTGTGTACTAGACTGCAACAGACTAGGTACTGTACCTGGATCCAGTGCGCTGGTATCTACACTACTGTTTGGTCCTTGTGTATTTTGTGGACTTTCTGTAGATGTTGTTAGACTAGTTTGGCTAATTGGCACTTGTATGTAGTCAGCTTCATTTGGTAAGGTATGAGTGAAACTAGTAATCACGCAAGGAACGTGCGGGAAGTAGTGACTGCCGTAGCCGTCTAAGAATACAATAGGTGGAGGATTGCCTACGTTAGCGCCTTGACCAAAGAACATTTTAGTCACACTACGGAAGAAGTAGACTGCGGCCATTAGATATTGTCCGTCTGCCACTGTCTGTACAGTAAATTCACCAGATACCTGTATGTCTGCCACTTCTGAATAGTTGTAGAAATGTGCGGGATAATTACTATGTGTAAGCTGTGCAGTGCTGTAGTTGGCGTTATGTGTCACTGCAATCTGTGGTGTGTATGGCCAAATAACTCCGTTAGTTTCTACCAATGGATACATCAATGAATTTGCTGGGATTCCAGGATCTTGATAGAATATTTGTGCGCTAGGTGCTAGACTTACACGCACACGCCAATCATCTTCAGCAGCCGCAGTTGCTCCGCCCTGTGCGCTAGCTGATTGAAAGCCAATATTAGGTACATTTACAGGAGCACTAGAAGCGCCGCCAGGCAACAGTCCAGCAACACTTAGTCTGCTGGTACTGGGATTTAGTAAATCAAATGCAGTGTTACTGCCGCCACCTAGGCCTGGTACGCTGCCTGATTGTCCAAATAATCCGCCAAATATTGACATGTTGTAAAATACCTCTTGTATCATGTATTTATAGGTTATATAATAGTAGTAGTTTAAAAGGAACCCCTGAACTATGAGAAAGGTAAATTATCTTAATAATAAAGATATTCTTAAAGAAATTGCAAAAAGTAAGCTGACATACTGTAGTTTTATAGATGATTCAGTTAAAAATTATGATATGATTGTTACTGGTGTAGGAGCAATCACTAAAAAAGCAGTAACAGAAGCACGTAAGCTACGTGCAGAACGCCTAGCTAAAGAACAACAAGAAGCAGAACTACTGTTAGGAAATAAGCGCAAGCTAGATGAATTCCTAACTCCTGCCAAAGATATTCCAGTCACTGATGTGGTTTTTCGTGTGATGACCTGGGACCACATACCCATCGACGAAGCAAAACAAAAGAAAGCTGACGCTAAAGCCCAAGAAGAATACGATTCTGATGAAGATAACTTTGAAACAGAATACGACGAGCCTGTAGTAGTCAAAGGCGCAACCAAGTATACCAAAGTAAACTTTCCTCCGTTCCAACACTACAAAGTAGATGAAGAATTAAATCCTATTTGTGTAGGTAAAAGTCATTGGAAAGGTGGTTTAGAAAAAGGCAAGTTCAGTAAAGATCATGGCACTATGACTGCTAAACTAGCACACATGTTTATTAAACTATGTGAACGCTATGCTACTAGGTCTAACTGGCGTGGTTATACTTATAATGATGAAATGCGTAGCCAAGCATTATTACAACTAAGTCAAATCGGCCTACAATTTGATGAAGCAAAGAGTCAAAATCCATTTGCCTATTACACAGCGGCAATCACCAACAGCTTTACCCGTGTTCTTAATATTGAAAAGCGCAATCAAAACATTCGTGATGATATTTTAGAAATGAATAATTATTCTCCAAGCTACACACGCCAAGGAGACTGGGGCGGAGGTGGTGGCCACTACGAAGAATAATTTGGCAATTCGCAATTTGCACTTTGACCTTAACTAACTTATACTATATACATGGCTAACCTATTTAAAAAAGCGGCTGTTTGCACGGATATTCACTTTGGATTAAAGTCTAACAGCCAAACACACAACGACGATTGTCTTAATTTTATCAAGTGGTTTATTGCTACCGCCAAAGCTGAAGGTTGTGAGACCTGCTTCTTTACAGGTGACTGGCATAATAACCGCGCGGCAATTAACATCGTCACACTTAATTACAGTCTACAAGCCCTGGAGTTATTAAATGCCGCTTTTGATCGTGTATATTTTATCCCTGGCAATCACGATCTCTACTATAGAGATAAGCGTGATGTACAAAGTGTCGAATGGGCAAAGCATCTACCCAATGTACAAATTGTTAACGATTGGTTTTCAGACGGTGACGTTGTCATTGCTCCTTGGCTCGTTGGTGACGATCACAAACGGGTACCTAAACTAAAAGGTCAATACTGTTTTGGGCACTTTGAACTACCGCATTTCTACATGAATGCCATGGTACAGATGCCAGACACAGGTGAAATCCAAGCTGATGCTTTCCGAGGGTTTGATAAGGTGTTCAGTGGACACTTCCATAAGCGTCAAGAAAAAGGCAACATTGTCTACTTAGGTAACTGTTTCCCACATAACTACGCAGATGCAGGCGATGATAGTCGTGGCATGATGATCATTGAATGGGGTAAAGAGCCAGAATATCGCACATGGGCTAACCAACCTAAATATAGAGTATATAATCTAAGTGATGTTCTACGCACTCCAGAAAATTTACTACTGCCAAACATGCACTGTCGTGTTAATCTAGACATTGACATCAGTTACGAAGAAGCAACATTTATCAAAGAAACATTTGTTGGTACATACAATCTGCGTGAATTAACACTACTACCTGTTAAAGATGTTACTGTTGGTAGTGACATTGTTATGGGTAATATACAATTTGAAAGTATTGACACCATTGTTACTAATCAATTGACTAATATTGCAGGTGATGGGCACTACGATCCTAACTTACTACTTGATATCTATAGGCATCTATAATTGTTTAAAATCAAATATCTAACTGTTAAAAACTTTATGAGTGTAGGTAACGCTACACAGGCTGTTAACTTTGACCGCAGAGACTTAACCTTAGTCTTAGGTGAAAACGTTGACCTAGGTGGTGATGACACAGGTGCACGTAATGGTACAGGTAAAACTACTATTATCAACGCACTGAGTTATGCTCTATACGGACAAGCACTGACTAACATTCGTAAAGACAATCTAGTTAATAAAACCAATCAAAAGGCCATGCTGGTTACTATTGACTTTGAAGTTAATGGTGTTGAATATAGAATTGAGCGTGGTCGCAAATCTAATGTACTTAAATTCTATATTGGTGATCAAGAACAAGAAGCCAAGGACGATAACAGTCAAGGTGACAGCAGAGAAACACAGCAAGAAATAGAACGTTTATTAGGCATGAGTCACGAGATGTTCAAGCACGTGGTTGCATTGAACACCTACACTGAGCCATTTTTAGCACTAAAATCAAATGATCAACGTGCTATCATCGAACAACTGCTAGGTATTACCTTATTGAGTGAAAAAGCAGAAGCACTCAAAGAGCAAAGTAAGGCCACAAGGGACGCCATTCAGCAGGAAGAAGCCAACATCAAAGCTGTGTCTGATGCTAATAAACGTATTGAAGAGCAGATTGAAGCGGCACAGCGTCGTCAGATGCTATGGTTAACTAAACACAAAGATGATGTTCGTAAACTACAAGAAGCACTTGACGAATTGCAAAAACTAGATATCGATGCAGAGATTCAAGCACATAAAGAACTGTCAGCGTACAATCAAAAAAGCAAAGACATTGCTGATTTAAACACTGCTATTCAACGATCTACACAGGATCTACAGCGCGAAGTCAAAGGCATTGCTAACTTAACCAGTGATATAGAAACTCTTCGTGATCACAAGTGTAATACCTGCGGTCAGGATCTGCATGATGAAAAACATGCAGAATTGTTGTCTATCAAAGAAAGCAAACTACGTGATGCTGAGTTACAACAGAATACACATGCTAGTCAATTAGAAGAACTAATTGCAGCCAAAGCATCTATAGGTGAGCTAGGTGTTAAACCTACCACATTCTATGATACTGAAGCAGATGCTATTCAACATCGTAGCAGTGTTGCTGGATTACAGCAACAGTTAGCTGCTAAGTCAAAAGAAGAAGATCCTTATACAGAGCAGATTGCAGACATGAAAACCACTGCCCTGGCTGAGATTGACTATTCTATGATGAATGAACTGACTCGCCTTAAAGAACATCAAGAGTTCTTACACAAACTATTAACTAACAAAGATTCTTATATACGTAAACGTATTATTGATCAAAATTTAAGCTACCTAAACGCAAGATTAAGTCAATACCTAGATCGTATTGGTTTACCGCATACTGTGGTGTTTATGAACGACCTAAGCGTTAATATTACAGAACTAGGTCGTGAACTAGACTTTGATAACCTAAGTCGTGGTGAACGCAATAGACTTATCCTTAGCTTGTCGTGGGCATTCCGTGATGTATGGGAAAGTTTATATCAACCAATTAACTTGTTGTTTATTGATGAATTAGTAGACAGCGGCATGGATGCATCAGGTGTAGAAAATGCCTTGGCTATTCTTAAAAAGATGTCGCGTGATGCACACAAATCAATTTGGTTAGTAAGTCATAGAGATGAACTAGGCGGGCGTGTAAACAACATCCTTACAGTGGTAAAAGAAAATGGCTTTACCAGTTATAACACTGATGTTGAGATTGCATAGTGAAATTAGCAACATGGCATTGGCACATTGAAATATCTAGCAAGTGTACACTTAAGTGTCCGCGATGTGCTCGCACAGAAGTGCCTGACACATTAGTAAACACAGAATTAAGTTTAGACTTTTTTAAAAAGAACTTTACACCAGAGTTTATACAGAAAAACGTAGAAAAGATTACATTCTGCGGTGATGACGGTGATCCTATATATGCACACGACCTAATTCCAGTCATTCGTTATATTAAAAGTGTTAAACCTGTTAAAATTGTTATAGTTACCAATGGTAGCTATAAGAAAACTGAATGGTGGCAACAATTAGGACTTGCTTTAGATGCTGATGATCATGTACACTTTAGTTTAGACGGGTGGGATCAAGCCAGCAACGAACAGTATAGAGTAAACAGTGATTGGTCTAGCATCATAGCTGGTATTACTGCTTTTAATTTTACCACACAAGCATATACTACCTGGGATGCTATCGCATTTAGTTTTAATCAAGATCGTTTAGACTACATGCAAGAACTAGCACGTACACTAGAATTTGATCAGTTTCAATTGACTCGCAGTACTAAATTTAACAAAGTCTACACTGTATATCCAGAAGGCGACCCATTACAGCCTAGAAATGAGTTGATCAGCAGTAACTACAGGTTTCAACGAGAAATTATTAATCTTTCTGGGCGTAAAGAATCCACAGTAGGCTACGAAACTAATTTAAACCTCTATCAATCAGCTGAGGAAATAAATGGAGTTAAAGCACTGTGTGGGATTGGGGCCAAAGGACTGTTTATCAACAGTCAAGGACATTTCTTTCCTTGCTGTTGGGTAGCAAATAGATATTCACACAATAATGAGTGGTTAGACTTAGCAAAAAGTTTTAATTTAAATGAAAAACCACTAGATATTGTGTTACAAGATTCATTCTGGGACAAAAAATTTGAAAATTTTTCCTGGACTGAGTGCAAGACTAAATGTAATATATCAGTAGTAAATCAACAATACGCAACCGAATGGTAAGGAGAATTGCATGGCAGATAAACCACACCCAAGTAAACGACACAATAACCCAATGCAGTATAAGAGTGGTAAGGCCAGATTAGGTCCATTGAATGTCAAACAGCTTTCAGAATTGTTAAATAAAACACAACGTAAGAAAGATAAAGCAAAAATTACGAGAGAACTTGCTCGTAGACAAGCAGTATAATTTTTAAAAAGGAAAAGAAAATGGCAACATTACATGAACAAATTTTAGAAGCAATTGAAACATACAAAGCAGAATCAGAAAAGTTTGACGGTAAGGGTGTTAAAGCCGCTGCCGCACGTGCTCGTGGTGCATTAGGTGACTTAGGCAAACTAGCCAAAGCTCGTCGTGCAGAAATCCAAGAGAAGAAAAACAGTTTATAATTGAAAAAGATTTTATACATCAACGGAGACAGTTATTCTGCACCAACTGAGTATGGGATGTATGGCAATGTTTTATCACATCAATATAATATTGGGTTAGTAAACAAAGCTGTCATTGGTAGTTCAAACCACAGAATAATTCGATCTACTCTAGAAGATTGTATAAAATTTAAAAGACAAAATATAAACGTATATGTGATCATTGGCTTATCATTTTTCACACGTGAAGAAATATGGGCTAACACAGATAATGAATTTGTTAAAAGACTTAACGAATGCCCTGAAGGAAAATTTGTTACTTTAGACTCAGTTCGTAAAGAAGATTTAACTATTTTTGATAAACGACGATTAGTTGATTTAAATATTAATGTGCAGGTTGTACAATTACTTGTTAATATTTTTATGTTAACTAACACATTAACTTTATTAAATATTCCTCATTTTATTTTTTCTGCGGCGCATAATCAGCCCAACAGTGAATTAAAATGGGGATATTTAAATCAATTAGAAGTTTATCAAGATATTAAAAAAAGAAAGAATATTTTAGATATTTTTAATTTCAGTATCCCAACCTGGGCTAAAGAAAATAATGTAGATACTTCTGATACTGGGCATTTAGTGAGTATTGGCACACATAAAATATTTGCTGATTATCTCTATGATAATCATCTATCAAAATTAAATTGGGACATCAATGATGTATGAATATCCGTGGACTTACAATGGAAAAATATTTGAGTCTGAGGATATCAACAACTATTATGGCTTTATATATAGGATAACTAATACTGTTAACGGGCATGATTATGTTGGCAGAAAATACTTCAAAACCATCAAAAAGAGACCACCTCTAAAAGGCAAGAAAAACAAACGTAGGGAAACAGTTGAAACTGATTGGAAAACTTACTGGGGCAGTAGTCCTAGACTCCAAGCAGATATAGACAAACTAGGCCGGGACAAGTTCACACGTGAAATCATACATCTATGTGAGTCACGTGGCGAAACTAATTACTTGGAAGCCTATTATCAGTTTAAGGAAAATGTATTGTTACGTGAAAACAACTACAATGGCATTATTCAAGTTAGACTAGGTAAGAATTCCGTTAAAGATTTAAAGATTACAAAATAACAGCCCTTTTGCAGATTAAGTTCTGTGTCATGAGGAGATGGTGCTCGCGTAATGGCCGCACTTGGAACGTCTAGAGTAGACTAGACACATGACGGCACGGCAATCAATTAGGTGTAAAAACCAAAAGATTCAGGCTCTGAAACAACTCAACCTGAGAGCAAAACAACAGTTGGCTAACTACGGCTGTTTGAGCTACCGCCAGAGAAATCTAGAGTAGGGAGTACAGGCTGACCGCTTCCGTGCTGATGATAGCAATCTCTTTTAGTTAGTGTGCGAGTAGGACTCAGATAAAGCTCTCGTTGCAATTTGCCTGTAATAGGTAAATTGTGACTGAAGGATCTAGATAAAGCATTTAAGAACGTACAATAGTTCAATATATCTTAGATTAAAGAGATTAGAAGAAAAAGCATTGAGCGCAAGCGAAAATGCAGATGTCGTAGACATCTTAAAAGAATGGAAACTTACTCTTTTTAGTTGTTTCTAAGTTATCTTTGATTATCTCACCAATAATGTCTCTTTCTGATTTACTTAACAGCATAGATTCATCATAGCTAAGACCACCACGCATGTACCAACACATTCTTAAGGCGTCTTCTTTAAAGGCTCTTACCTCTTTGTCCATCTTTTCTAACTGCTGGACAATTTCTTCGTTACTTAGAGCTAAGAGCCTAGACCGAAAAAATTTGCGTAGTCAAACGTAACTTCTGTTTTATATTCATGCTGACATTCGTCACAGACATTATCATATGGTTTAAGACCAGCAGTACTGGCAATCTCAGCTAGTTTTTCCTGTACTTTGCGTACCGTTGCACTGCTGGTGCTAGAATAAAACTCTCTAATAAACCCGCTGTCAACTACCTTGGTTCCATCACTCATTAGAATATATTCTGTGCTGGCTGTTAGGTTGTCTAGATTTAATTCAATTAGTTCTTCTGTAATGGCCTTAAGGTTAGCATCACGGTCTTCTTTGCTGATTTCATTTTCGCCTTGAGCTAGAACATTTAAAATACGTTGTTCTTTATATGTGATGCTGTTGGCGTTGTTGACTGCAAAATAGTTCTGTGGTTTAAGTTTGATAGTCAAATCAGGTTCTTGAATCAAATTATCAAAGTTTGGCATGGTGATTTGATCCAGGGCCGCGTTAAGATTAACAGTATGATCATTAGTGTGTTTGCACTTAGGACAACTGGTATTGATGTCCATATCACTGCCATAACTGGCAATACGTATAGCAATCAAACAAGCATCAACGTCTACACTAGGCATAGCCCACGGGTCTTGAATACTAGGAATACAGCTTTTGACTACTTCTACAATGGCTGATCCGTTGATTAAACTATCTGGTGTACGCAGGGTAATTTCATCTTTGGTAGTCATAGGGTACACAGGCAGTTCACCTGTAGCACTGAGTGTTAGTGCGCCCTCAGGCCAATATTTGCCCTTACTAGGTAACTTTAAAAAGATCGCAGGTTGGCGAAAATGCTTGGCTAAAGGATTAGTTTGATTCATGGTGATTTTTTCCAATAAATATATGATATACTACGTAATATTTAGCACCAATAAAGTGAGCATATAATAAATGGATGAAGAAAAATTACTGGAGATGTTCCAGCGCCTGTTTGAAAAGATGGGAGCTTCTGTGGACAACTGGTCAGAAGAACTAGACAAATCCACTAAAGGTCAAACTAAGCAAGAAAAATTAATTGACCGAATCACTAAACAGTTCACTAAACTTAACTCAGATCTTGAAAAAGGTCGTAAAAAGATCATTGACCTTGGCCCTACTATCAAAGATCTTGATCAACAAATTGAAGATCTTGATGAAGGTGTAAAAAAATCTGAATTAGAAATAGAACGCCAACGTCTGGCCAACCAATTCCTCACAGCACAGTACAAAAAAGCCGCGGTACAACTAACATCAGCTATTGGCGATACACTGGTCAAGGGCATATTCAAAGGTACTAAAACACTAGTAAATGATCTGCAGAGCAACAGTAGTGGCATAGCACTAGCTGGCGATCTAATGACGCAGGCTATAGATTCGTCACAAGCTGGCATGACCGCAGTAGGAAAAACAGGCGAAGCTCTTGGGTCTGGTATGGCACAGCTTGGTGGCAAAACAGGCAAATTTGGTATAGCCTTATCTGCTGGGTCGGCCGCATTAGAATACTTTACAGCAGGTGTTGCTGAAGCTGCTAAAGCCGGCATTGACATGCTGGTTAAAGAAGTTGAAAAAACAGTCAAAGCATTTAATGACACAACAGCATCAGGCGCACTATTTGCACACGGCATGGATGATCTGCGTGCAAACGCATCACGTGCTGGTCTAACAGTTGAACAGTTTGGTGCAGTGATTAAAAATAACAATGCGGCTCTAGCAGAATCTGGTATGACAGTAGAAACAGCAGCCAGAGCTGTAGCTGATGTTACTAGTAGATATGCTGTTCAAACAGGCAAAAGCGGATTAACCTTACAGCGTGAAATGCAAAACCTAGGTATTGGTTTCCAAGAACAAGCAGAAATCACAGCACAGGTTATTGCCAGTTATAAAAAAACAGGTGCGCAGGCTACTAACTCACAGGTAGCGGCAGCCACTGTTGAAATGGCTAAAAACATGAAAGCCATGTCAGACATCATGGGCGAAGAATACAAAGCACGACAAGATGCCGCTAAAAAACAAGCAGAGCAGTATGCATTCCAAGCTAAAGTTAACGAGATAGCTAGAAAAACTAACGATCCTGGATTGGTAAATCGTGTAAATCAAGCATTGGGTGCGATGAGCGAAAGTAATCGTAGAGCGGCTATTCAAGCCACAGTATTAGGTGGTGCTGTTACTGACGTAGCAGCCAATCTAACAGGTGCCGCGGCTGCAGGGCAAGATTTTGGTAATGCACTGTTAAGTGGCAGAACAGATATTAAATCTTTAACTGACGGTACTGCTAAACTCAATGATTCATTCCAAGCTGGCACTAGCGAAATGGGCGCAGCTATTAGCCGTGCTACTATTGCTACTGGTGACCTAGCAGATGTGTCACAGGCCTATGATCAACAGCAACAAGATTCATTTAAAATGAATACCAAGAATAGAGACAAAGCACTATCAGATGCAGACAAACTATCAGCGGCACACGGTGGCCTACAAGAAGAGGTAATGGGCGCAGAAAAATCTGCACAAGATTTGAAGATGGCATTACAAAAAGAATTAACTCCCGCAATTAAGAGTTTTGCTAGTGTAGCCAATCAAATACTTGACGGAGTTAAGAAAACTCTAGCCAAAGCAGGCATAGGTAATCCAGGCGAAACAGGACGAGACTGGACAAAAATAGCAGAAGGTGCTGGATTAGCTATTGCAGGTGTAGTTGGTGGTATTGCAACATCATGGACTGGTGTTGGCGGAGTTGCTGGCGGTATTGCCGCAGAGCAAGGCGCATCAATGATGATGTCTGGGTGGAATGACCCAGTAGTCAAAAAAGCCGACGGGGGCATTGCAGATGGTCCTGTAAGCGGTTATGCGGCTCAATTACACGGCACAGAAGCAGTGGTACCACTACCAGACGGTAAAAATATTCCAGTAGAAGTTAAACAAAACACAATGGGCGGAATTGATCCTAAGATGATGTCAGACATGCTGCATGAACTGAAAAAAGGTCACGAAATGACCAAACACAGCATGGATGAATTAGTGCGACATGCTAGAACCACCGCTGGCTACTCATCACAATTAGTTCAACTAGCTAGTTAAGGCGATAAATACTGTATCTTTAAAGAGAGCATAATATGGCCTGGAAAAAATATTTCAAAACAGCAAACTCAAATTCTGCGGGATTAATGAGTCCAATTGGTAGCGGTGGTAATCTACCAGATCCACGTTATAGCAACTATGCTAGCCAACTACCAGAAGTTTACATTGGACACCCAAATCGTACAGAACGCTACAATCAATACGAACAAATGGACATGGACAGTGAAGTAAACGCGGCACTAGATATCCTTGCTGAGTTCATGACGCAACCTAATATTGAAAACGGCACAGGTTTTGATTTATTCTTTAAAGAAGATCCAACAGACAACGAAGTTAAGATACTTAAAGACCAATTACAACAATGGGTTAGTTTAAACGATCTTAACAAACGCCTATTCAAACTAGTGCGTAATACTATCAAATACGGTGATCAGGTATTCTTGCGTGACCCAGAAACATTTAAGTTATTTTGGACAGAAATGTTCAAAGTGACCAAGGTTATTGTTAACGAAGCAGAAGGCAAAAAGCCAGAGCAATATGTTATCAAAGACCTAAACATCAATTTTCAAAACCTAACAGCCACAGCATTGAGCAGTAGTGATACCTTTGTTAATCACCCGCAGGTAGGTGGACCAAGTGGTAGTTATGTACAACCACAAACACCCTACAGTGGCGGCAGTCGTTTTAGTCACGCTAAAAATGAAGCTGTTATTGATGCAGAACACGTAGTACACCTAAGCCTAACAGAAGGTTTGGACTTAAACTGGCCATTTGGTAACAGTGTATTAGAAAGTATCTTTAAGATCTTTAAACAAAAAGAACTACTAGAAGATGCTATTATTATCTATCGTATACAACGTGCTCCAGAACGCAGAATCTTTAAGATTGACGTAGGTAACATGCCAACACACATGGCTATGGCCTATGTTGATCGTATCAAAAATGAAATCCACCAACGTCGTATTCCTACGCAAACAGAAGGTGGACAAAACATGATGGATGCTACCTACAATCCATTATCAACTAACGAAGACTACTTTTTCCCAACTACAGCAGATGGTCGTGGATCAACAGTAGAAGTATTCCCAGGTGGACAAAACCTTGGTGAAATTACAGACTTGCGTTATTTTACTAACAAGATGTTCCGTGGTCTACGTATTCCCTCAAGCTACTTGCCAAACGGTATTGACGAAAGTGAACGCACATTCAGTGACGGTAAAACAACCACAGCACTTATTCAAGAATGGCGTTTTAACCAATACTGTATGCGCCTACAACGTTTGATTGTTGAAAAACTAGACATGGAATTTAAAATGTTCATGCGCTGGAGAGGTGTAAACATTGACAACAGCTTATTTGAACTACGTTTCAATGAACCACAAAACTTTGCCAAATATCGTCAAGCTGAGCTTGATCAAACACGTATTGCTACATTCACGAGCCTAGAAGGTATTGGGTATTTGAGCAAACGTTTCCTACTAGAACGTTACCTAGATCTAAGCGAAGAAGAAATGACACGCAACGATGAGCTATGGGCTCAGGAAAACGGTGTAGTAGAAGATACTACTGCTCCTGATGCTGGTCTACGTAGCGTTGGCGTAAGTAATGCAGGTATTCAACAGGATTTAGAAACTCTAACGCCAAATCCTGAAGGACAACTGCCGGCTGGCGCAGTGCCAGGAGGCCCAGAAGAAGCAGGTGCTCCAGGTAGCGCACCAGCTGGCGGTGGTGGTGCTCCCGCTGGTGGATTAGGTTTGTAGGTTTTTGGTAAATAATAACATGAACCTACTAGAAGTCTTTGACCAAATGCCGCAGGGCTATCGCAGCGAAAAAGAAGATCATACTGAGATAAAACTCAAAGATCTACGTAAAACCAAGCTGACTCTAAAGCAGATTAATCGCCTACGTATTATGAATGATGTACGTAAGTTAGAACACGAACAAAAGATCACAGGCGTACAAAAACAGTACAAAGCCCCTCCAGCTGAAGCGTCAGTAGCATAGTTATCCTCCAAAACGATTCAAAAAACTAGCATTTAACCCCCTTTTCTGTAATAAAAAGTAAATATATTAACATAATACATTTACTCTCAAGTATTAGTCCGGATTTAATATTAATTTTTAAGGAGTTCTTAAATGAGCAACAAATACGAACAATTAGTCGAATTCATCATTAACGATGAAACAGACAAAGCTCGTGAACTTTTCCACAAGATCGTTGTAGAAAAATCACGTGATATCTATGAAAGTCTAGTTGAAGAAGAAGACCTAGACGAAGTAATGGGTGGCAACGAAGTTGAAGAAATGGTTAACGACGTTCAAATGGACGAAGAAGGCATTTCAGAAGAAGAAGAAGAGTTTGGTGACGAAGAAGATTCTGAAGAAGACGAAGATGGTGCTTTTGATCACGACGAAGGTCACGAAGAAGCTGGTGAAGCTGAATTAGAAGATCGCGTGGTTGACCTAGAGTCAGCACTTGACGAACTTAAAGCAGAATTTGATGCACTAATGGCTGATGAACAACATGAACCAGAACATCATGATGGTGTTGACGATCCAAATTTTGGCGGCGAAGAAGACATGATGTACGAGTCAGCTGAAGACGACGAAGAAGATGACGAAGAAGACGACGAAGAAGATTTAGAAGAATCTATCGTTCGTGAATACGTTGAAAACGTTGGTACACCTTACTCAGGTGAATTAGATGGTAAAGAAGGTAAAACAGTTGGTACAGGTAAAAGCTTCAAATCACCTATCCAAACTAAAGACCCTGTAGCATCTAAGAACGACATGGGTGGTTCAGCTAAGAATATCGCTACTGGTAAAGCTAATGCTAATCCAGATGGCAACACACCAGCTAAAGAAGGTGCTGCAAACGCTTACAAGAAAGGCGAAACAAAAATGCCACACAGCGGTCAATTTAAAAACGTACCAGGCAGCAAGAAAGTTTGGGATGGTGGCGGAGATGGCGGTCACGGTGCTGAAAAGAAAGGCGCTGGTGAAGGTAAACTAGCTGGTAACGACGGTAGTCGCCCAATTGGCAAAACACCTGTTATCAAAACAACACCACGTTAATTATTAGGAAACCATAGCAATGGCATTTTATCTTAAAGAGAACTTAACTTTTGACGCAGCTAGAATGGAGGTTCTAACAGAATCTTCAGCTGACGGCAAAGGTAAGAATCTTTACATGAAAGGTATTTTCATTCAAGGTGGCGTTAAAAACCACAATGAACGTGTATACCCAGTAACTGAGATTGAAAGAGCCGTTAGCACACTAAATGAACAAATCAAGGGTGGCTACAGCGTCTTAGGCGAAGTAGATCACCCTGATGATTTGAAAATCAATTTAGATCGCGTGTCACATATGATTACTGATATGTGGATGGATGGTCCTAATGGTTTTGGCAAATTAAAGATTCTTCCTACTCCAATGGGTCAGTTAGTTCAGACCATGTTGGAATCAGGAGTAAAACTTGGTGTTTCATCTCGTGGTAGCGGCAACGTGAACGAGGGAGACGGCAAAGTAAGTGACTTTGAAATAGTCACAGTAGATGTAGTTGCGCAACCAAGCGCACCAAATGCATATCCAACAGCTATCTACGAGGGGTTGATGAATATGCGCGGTGGCAGTAAGGTATTCGAGATGGCAAAAGAAGCCAGCGCAGATCAAAAGGTACAAAAATATTTGAAAGAGCAAGTTACTCGCTTGATCAAAGATTTGAAAATTAAATAGGAGATCACAATGTTAGACGCTATCAAACCATTGTTGGAAAGCGGCATCATTAATGAAGATACTAAGCAAGCTATCAGCGAAGCTTGGGAATCACAAATTAATGAAGCACGTGAAGCTGTTCGCTCTGAATTGCGCGAAGAGTTTGCACAACGCTATACACATGACAAACAAGTAATGGTTGAAGCTCTAGACAAAATGGTTACTGAAAGTCTCGCCGCTGAACTCAAAGAGTTCGCCGAAGAGAAACAAGCTCTTGTTGAAGACCGCGTGAAATTTAAACGTCACATGGTTGAATCAGCAGGTAAGTTTAATGACTTTATGGTTACTAAACTTGCAGAAGAAATCAAAGAACTACGTGCAGATAAGAAAGTTCAAAACGAAGCAGTAGCTAAGTTAGAACGTTTTGTTATTCATGCGCTAGCTGAAGAGATCAAAGAGTTTGACCAAGACAAGCAAGCTGTTGTTGAAACTAAAGTAAAACTAGTAGCAGAAGCTAAACAAAAATTAGCTAAACTACAAGAAGCTTTTGTTGCTCGCAGTGCTAAACTTGTTAAGGAAGCAGTGGCAAACAATCTAGGCTCAGAACTAGCTCAACTTAAAGAAGATATCCAAGCTGCTCGTGAGAACATGTTTGGTCGTCGCTTATTTGAAGCATTTGCTCAAGAATTCGCTGTTACACACTTAAGTGAAAACGCTGAATTCGCAAAACTTAAAGCAGAAATTGCAACGAAAGATGCAGTGATCGCTGAAAGCAAAAAAGCACTAGCTGAAAAAGAAGTATTAGTTGAGTCAAAAGAAAAAGAAGTTCGAGTAATCAAAGAAAGTGTAACTCGCAAGGAAGCACTAAACGGTTTACTCAAAACATTAAACAAAGAGAAAGCTGAAGTAATGAGCAGCCTACTCGAGAATGTGCAAACTGATCGTCTTCAGGCTGCATATGAAAAGTATCTACCAGCAGTTCTAAACAACACTCCAGCTGTTAAAGCTGAAAAAGCTGTATTAGCTGAGAGTCGTGTAGAAGTGACAGGTGATAAATCTGCTAAAACAGACGTAGAAGTTGCTACTAATGTAGTCGACATCAAACGTTTAGCAGGGCTAAAATAGTAGTAAATTTTAAAAGGAAAATAAAGAAATGACAACCCAACTATTAGAAGGCCGTTGGAACGAGACCAAAGACGCCCTGTTAGAAGGTCTACAAGGTTCAAAAAGAACCTCAATGGCAATTATTTTGGAAAACACTAAGAAGCACTTGATGGAAACTGCAACTAGTGGTGCTACAGCAGTAGGTAACGTAGCAACATTAAACCGCGTGATTCTTCCAGTGATTCGTCGTGTAATGCCAACTGTTATCGCTAACGAAATCATCGGTGTTCAACCAATGACTGGCCCTGTAGCGCAAATCCACACTCTACGTGTGCGTTATGCTGACTCACAAGCTGCTGGTTCAATTGGTGGCGACGCTGCAAGTCCAGGCGATGAAGCATTATCACCATTCAAAATTGCTGTAGCATACTCAAGCCAAACTTCAACAGGTTTAGCTGCATCTACAAGCTCTTTAGAAGGTACACCAGGTAACAGAATCAACGTTCAAATCTTAAAACAAGTTGTTGAAGCGAAAACTCGCAAACTATCAGCTCGTTGGACATTTGAAGCTGCGCAAGATGCACAATCTATGCACGGTCTAGACGTTGAAGCTGAAATCATGGCTGCTCTAGCACAAGAAATCACTGTTGAAATCGACCAAGAGATTTTAAACAGCTTGTTAGCTTTAGCACCAAACACATACAACTACAACCAAGCTACTGTATCAGGTACTGCTACATTCGTTGGTGACGAACACGCTGCTCTAGCTGTTCTAATCAATCGTTCAGCAAACTTGATTGCACAACGTACACGTCGTGGTGCTGGTAACTGGGCAGTTGTAAGTCCAGAAGCTTTAACAGTGTTACAATCTGCAACTACTTCAGCTTTTGCTCGTAGTACAGAAGGTACATTTGAAGCTCCAACAAACAACAAATTTGTTGGTACATTAAACAATGCTATGAAGATCTATGTAAACAGCTATGCTGCTACTGGTACTTCAGTATTGTTAGGTTATAAAGGTTCTAGCGAAGCTGATGCAGCTGCGTTTTATTGCCCTTATATTCCTCTAATGAGTTCTGGTGTTGTGTTGGATCCTAGCACATTTGAACCAGTAGTAGGTTTCATGACACGTTATGGTTATGCTGAACTTACAAATACTGCTTCATCTCTAGGTAACGCAGCTGACTACTTAGAAACAATCGGTATCTCAAACCTATCATTCCAATAATATTGGTTTAGTAGTTTTAAGAAATAAAAATAGCACCTTCGGGTGCTATTTTTTTATCTAAGCATAATACTCAAAACGTTTTGTTATATCATAGCCATCTTTGCGTTTAATATTTCTTACAGCTTGTAGCAGTACGTTAGCATCTTTTTGACAAAAGTTGGGATGCCTAAAATTCCACGCACGCTTGCTTTCTGCACGTTCTAAACAGTATAACAAATCCATTTTAACATCAAAACTTTTAGTAGTTCTAAGCAATTCATTCATATCTTGTATGTCTAAAAAATATTCTACATAATTCTTAGTAGCGTTAATAGTATTGTAGTTAGTAGCACCACCTTTAAAAACAGGTTTAACACCTTTGTATTTTGCAGTATACCAAGTCATTATCTGCTCCTAGTAAAAAGAAATGCTAGTATAACATATTTTGGTTAAAAAGTCAAGCATAATTATTGAGTATCAATGGATTACATATAAATACAGTTACTATACTATCAAATTCCTTAAGGAGAATTCAAATGGCAGATGAACAAGTAGTAGACCCAGTACCAACTCCAGCACAACTAGCGGCTGGTGCAACAGAACCAGTACCAGCTCCAACTGTAGCAGAACCAGCGGTAGCACCAACTACTCCTGAAGTTGTGACTCATAGTGAAAGTTTATTGGCTAAAGTAGCTAAAGATTTGGAAAACAGCAAATTAGTAGTTGCGGCTGAACAGGCAAAACAAAAAGCCCTTTTAGCAGTAGTAGCAGATACTAAAGCTGGCATTGACAAACTACATGCTGACTTAACAGCATTTACTTCAACAATTAAAGCTGAAGAACAAAAAGTTGTAAGTTGGACAGAAACACACAAAACTAAAGTGGCTGCGATTGTTATCGCTGTCGCAGTTCTTGCTTGGTTAGTAGTTACTAAACTATAAACTAAAGTGATTCAAAAAGCCCCTTATAGGGGCTTTTTCTTTGGCTATTGCGATAAATATACTTGTTCACTCAGACAAGAGAGTTTATGCAGCCCCACTGCGTAGGCCTAGAACGCCATTTATAAAGGAGAAAACAAATGGGACGTCCAATTAAATTAACACAAAGCAGTTCAATTGACAAAGGTTACAACACTGGCTACGGTGGCACTATTGGTGCTGGCCATGCCATTACAAGCGTTTATACTATTGCTTTCAATTACAAAACAGCTGGTAATGTATTAGTCACAAATGGTTATGCATCAACACAAAAAGGCGCACAAAAGTTTACAGTTGCTAACGCGGCTGGCGGACAAACTACATCAGTTTATCTAGTAAACCCAACAAGTGGTTTTGCAAATATGGCTGCTAACACAGCGGCAGTATTATGCTATAACACAAGTAATGTAGCTTTCTATGCTAAACGTATTACAGACCATTGGGTTAAAGACTGGAATGGTAACAGATATGTTTACAAATCTGGACTTAACGTAGTAGCAACAGCTAACTGGGCAAACGTTGCAACAAACTAATTGATTTAGTTAAATTAAAAATAGCACCTACGGGTGCTATTTTTTTTGTCTCTGGTGTTGAATAAAACAGATAAATAATAGAAACTGGAAGATTTAAATGGCAATCGTTAAAAAACTTGGTGCACCTTATACCATAACAACTACCAATAACAGCGATACTATTACGCTAGCAACTACATCACCTCTTGGTGTAATCATTGCCGGCAATTTAACTGTAATAGGCAATACTGCGCAAGTAGAGTCAAATGTTACTAGTATCACTGACAATTTTGTAACTCTAAATGCAGGTGAAACTGGTCATGGGGTTAGCTTACTCGGCACAACTTCAGGTATTATTATTGATCGTGGATTGTATGCTAATGTAAAATTACAATGGCAAGAAGGCGCAAACGTTTGGCAAGTAAGTGATAACACAGGCATAAACTTTGTTAATATAGCCACTAGCTCAACAACCATTGCTAATCTACAAGCAGATCCAAATCCAACTTTAGGTGGTAATCTGCTGACCAATGGATATCACATAGAATTTGACTACACTAATATAATTCCAAGTGCAACAGCTAACGTTGCTACAGCCACACAAATTTATGCGGCAGCTCCAGGTAGTGCTGGTAGCGGATTATATGTGACCAATTCTAGTACAGCTAACCAAGAATTAGTAACTAAGAGTAAAGCAATTGTTTACTCATTAATATTATAGGATTTTAAAATGGCAATACAAAATACATTACTCACAACAGTTCCTAGCAGTGTCTATACCAGTACAGGTAACAGTGCTGTTACATCAGTATATTTCTGTAACAGCGGAGCAACCGCAGTTAACTTCAGCGTGTGGGCTGTGCCTAATGGCAGTACTGCTAACATCAATACTCGCATCTACAATAATATACAGTTAGCATCAGCTGATACTTACGTGCTAGACGTAGAAAAATTGATCTTAGGCAACGGTGATAGTGTACAGGCTAACGCTACTGCAAATACATCAATCTCTACTACACTTAGCTACATAGGAATCTAATCTAATGGGACGTTTTGCTAAAAATACAGTATTCCGTTCAGGCACGCACGCCATTGGAATTCCCGTTGGAACTAGTAGTGTAGGACCTGATAGTCCCACTGTAGGTCAAGCACGATGGAACACAACAACATCACGTTTTGAATACTACAACTCAGACAATGCATGGGTCGCAACAGCACATGAAGGCACAGTGAACATTGTTAAAGACAGTTTCAGTGGCAATACTGTGCAGACACAGTTTACTATGAGCAAATCATATACTTCAGGTAGCGAAGCTAACGTTCTAGTATTTGTGGGTCAAGTGTATCAAAATCCTGGAGTTGCATATACATTTAATGGTACTACCACAGTAACATTTACATCAGCACCAGCAACTGGTACAAATAACATTCTTTTATTACATAACTTTTCAAGTACAACAGCCATCTAACTTTTTCTGATAAATAGTAGAAGAAGGGGTTATAATTAATGGCAATCAGTCGCGTTCCGGGGTATGCCTTAGTATCTGCACTAGACAGACAAGGCACGGATCTTTCATTCATTAGTACAACCAACGGTGGCACTTTTGGTAATACTTTGGTTTATATGGACTTCACTGGATTTACAGTGGGGATCAATGAACCTAACCCCTATAACTTTGGTCAAAGCCTAGTAGTCAACGGTAGTATCTTAATTGAAGCCGGCGGCCTACTGACCACAGGCAATCTACAATACGATCTAGGTAACGTTACTAATCAATGGCGCAGTGTTTGGGCTGGTAATATCTACGGCACACTACAAACAGCTAATCAACCTAATATCACAACCTTAGGCAGTTTAACAACATTAACAGTGGCACCTGGGTCAGCCATTAATGTTAGTAACAATAGAATACAGTATGTAGGTACACCAATAGCTAGTACAGATGCTGTGACCAAAGGTTATGTTGACACTGCCACAGCAAATTTATCAGCAAACATTATATCGTCAACTGTAGGTAATGTAATACCACTAGGCACACCTAGTGATGGAAACCTTGGCGGCAACAATGCTGCCTATTTAGGATTCTCAACTACTACCACAGTCACTGATGCCATTGATATCTTAAACTCAGTAGCAGAAAATCTATTTACAAATACATTTGTTCGTAGTGTTACATTCTCAAGCAATGTAACAGCAGGAGGCCAAGGTCAAAGCGTTTTACTAACAATGGTACCGCAAGGCAATGTTAATCAATATGTGATTAACTGGGGTGATGGATCAGGCAATACAACTACAAGTTCTACTACGGCGGCACATCAATATAATACCAATGCTGGTACTCCATTTACAGTTACAGTGGTAGCAAGTAATACCAACGGTGCAGTGCCGAGTAATAGTGCTTCATTCCAAATCCCTGGGTACATACAGATATATGGTCCTAACCCAGTATTAAGCTATAACTTGTACAGAACAAGTTCAGGCGGAACAATACTTAGTGGCAATAACTTGTATGCTATTCAAGGTAACGCAATTTACCTACAGAACACCACAACCAATACCAACACTTCAGTGGTAACATGGAGTGTAACATGGGGTGATGGTACAACATCTAATATTGCCAATAACTCAAATCCAGGCGGTGTACTTGGAGCCAATTTGAGCTACACCTATAATACCAATAGCGGTACAGGATCAGACACAGTAACATTGAACTTGTTAACAGACAATTTAGCTAACCCAGCTATACTGCCTTTGAGTACAAGCCAAACATTGAAAGTTTATGCGAATGTAATTAATCCTCCAGCTGGAGTTAATACTAGAACACTAACAGGTGTTACTAACACCTCAGGTACTAGCCCTTACTTAGCCTACGGATTTGCAGACAACACAGGCGGTACAACGTTAACAGCAGGCACCGCAGTCAGCAGAATTGCTACTACAACATCATTGGTAGGCATTGCAGGCAACGTTACTTCGTCTTACAGTTATACAGCCAACGTTGGATATTTAACATCAGTGATCAATGGAGCTGTACAAGGCAATATTACTCTTGCTACACAGTCAACTCCTACATTGGTGGGTAATATTGGATTAACTAGTATTGTTGATTTTAATCTATATACATCAGCGGGGATAGCAACAACGTTTGCTAGCAGTACTTATTACCCAATGCTGTACTATGGATTTACAGCTAATATTCAAACACCAGTAAGTAAACTTGCTACTGGCGTAAGTAGATTCAGTATAAATCATTCAACTACAGGATCAACACCTAATGTTGACTTTGTGGTAGATAACATTACAGCTACTCCAGTAGTTACAGCTGGATACACAGCTAATGCTACTAACGGTACTTACAGATATATATCAGGTATACCATACTATAACACAAGTAGCCCAACTATCAACCTAGGTAACATTACAGTATCGAACTTAACTGGACAAACTTACTATAACGGTAGCCCATTCACTGTGGCCACAGGGCAGTTCCAAGAAGGCACCAGTAGTGCTATTACGGGTACTAATACCTATACCTACACACAGGTCAGCAATTCGTCAGTGGGTATCCTAAATGGTAGTATACCGTATGCTAACGTTGGTGTAGGTAATGTCTATACTATAGCTACATTGAGTGTGCCAATTACAGCCAGCGCAGTGCGAAGTGTAGCAAACTTGGTAGTATCTGCGGTTAACGTTAACGGTACTAGCTCTAATGCTTATAATACAACCAACGTGCAGGTACATACAGCTAGCCAAAGCGGTATCAGTGAAATTGCTATATCAGCTACGACCAGCGCAAATACTAACCCGGCAGTGCGTAGCACATACTTCTTAGCCAACACAACTAATACGCCAGCGTATGTTAGCTCAACTAACTTTATGACTACCCCAAATGTCTACACTGAAACAGCAGACCCAGGCGTAGCAGGTACACGTGAAGCAACAATCAGACTTGGTGTACTAAAATTCTCTGCTAACAATTACAGCGTAGGTTACTTACCTGTTGGTCCTAATCGTAGTGGTGATGGTGCTAACAATCAATACTTTACAATGGGATTTCAACGTGCAGGGGTATCATCATTTACTTTAAATATTACAGCACCTGTAGGTATTGTTGGATGTTGGATCGCCGCACCAGGAACAGCAATTGATAGTACTAGTACGTTAAATGGTTGGTTAGATGCTACAGTTAGTTATGCTGGTAGCGGTAAACCAGGAGCTAATACAGGAGCTGGCGGTAACGGATCAAACGGATGCGGATCAGGCGGACTAATTGCAGCCAACGTAGCCCTAAGTGGTAGTTACACAATAACATTAGGTACAGTTAGTTTAACCTCAGCGACTAATAACGTTGCTTTAATTAGAATAGCATTAGCAAGTGGACAATATGTGTCTACATTAGGATTAGCATAAGATGGCAATACAGAACGCATCAGACAGTCAAAAAGTAGACTACCTTTGGAAGAAGATAGGGTATGGTGTTGCCAAGACTGATATTTCTGGCAACATTGATGCTACTAATGAACCATACGCAAGCCCATTACTAATTCGTGCTGACACTCTGTGGCAACAGTCAGGCAGTATTCCTAACGTTGCTCCAACTAGTAATGTAGGTGTAGTCACTGCTTATCCTACTACATTCCCAATACAGTGTACTAATGACGCAGGTATTCCAACACCAAACTTAACTTGGGTAACAGGAGTTACCAATTGGATTCCACCTGAGTTTGGGTCAACATATCAGATCAAAGTCTATATAGCACCAGCAGGCCAAGCGGCTAATGTGTTAACCAAAGGCACACAGGTATTTGCTACTGGTAGTGGTAATAACGACTTATGGTACTTTGACTATAAAGCAGGTATCTTAAACTTTAACAGCAACAACACCCCATACGCAGGCGGTGTTCCTATCAGCTTTACTGGTAATGCTGTTTACATCAGCGGCGGAGTTTACAGCGGCTTAATTGGATTACCTAACGGTATTGGTAACCTAACAGTCAGTAACACAACAATCTCAAGTCTTGGTGGTAATATTAGTTTTAACTCAGCTAGCGGATACATTTATGCTGGCAATGCTATTATTGCTAATATAGCTAATCCTATAAACTCACAAGATGCAGTAACAGTATCAAACTTATTAAGTGCTATTGGTAGTATTTCTTCAATCACAGGTAATCTAAATGTTACTAATAATTTAACTGTTGGTGGATATGCAAACATCACAGGAAACCTGTCACTGTCTAGCACCAGTGATCTTTTAATCAGCGGTAATGCAGGGTTAAATGGACAGTATTTGACATCAACAGGTAATGGTCTACAATGGACAACGGTTAGTTTTAATTCTAGTCAAATTAGTTCTGGTGCAAGTAATGTTACTGTAACTGCTAACTATGTTAATGTGGCCATCAACGGTAGTAATGTTGCATCCTTTAGCAGTACTGGGTTTACCACTGGTAATTTAACAATTAGCAACAGCACACTGTCTTCAGTTGATGGAGCCAATCTAGTACTTAATGCACCTGGGACAGGTATAGTACAGATAGCAGGCAGTGATGCACTAGGTTTACCATATGGTAACATTTATACACGCCCAGGAAATCCAACAATTGGGTATATTCGTTACAACACAGATGCACCTGGATTAGAAGTATGGACAGGTAATGCGTGGCTTGCACCAGGCACTGCACAAATTTTATCTCAAACAATATTCCCTGATGGTGTTAGCAACGTATTTACATTAAGCAGTAACGCATCTACTACTGGCGTACTAGTAAGTCTTAATGGTACACTACAACGCCCAGGATATGCCTACACTGTATCTAATAATAGTATTGCATTTAGTGAAGTTCCACTGACCACTGACATAGTTGAAGTTAGATACATGATCAATGGTCAAACAGTGGTATCAGCTAGTCAACTGCAATACGGTAATACTACCAGTGTTGTCTTGGACGCGACAAATGTCACAGTTACTTCACAAAATATTAACCAGTCTGGTAACTTGTCAGTTCAAGGTAACATCACCAGCGGCACACTACAAACAGGTGTTACACATATACCAACTAGTGCCAATGTAATTTATGTAGCTAAAAATGGCAATGACAGTTTTGACGGTACCATTAATGCACCATTCTTAACAATCAAAGCGGCCTTAGCTGCGGCGGCAAACATTTCTACATCAGGAGTTAGCGTACACGTTGCTCCTGGAACATATTACGAAAATAATCCAGTGACTATTCCACAAAATGTGTCATTGATGGGCGACAATATACGTAATATCACAGTTATACCAAATACTCCAACAGCTGATTTATTCTATGTAACAAATGGCTGTTATGTTTGGGGTATTACAATTAAAAACTATCTAGCCAACGGATTCAGTTATAGTTCAGCAACTAGCAGTGCTAATGTTTTTGTTAGTCCTTACATACAAAATATAACATCTAGTACCACAACAGGTACCGCAGTTTATGTTGACGGTAACAACACCAGCAGTATCAGTACCAAAGCAATGATTGTAGGTTTCTTTACTATTATCAACCAAGGCGGTGTTGGTGTACGATTAAGCAATGGTGCTTATGCACAGTTAGTTAATATCTACACCATTGGCGCTAACGTTGGTATTTGGAGTGATTCAGGTAGCTTCTGTACACTTAACGGTTCTGACAACAGTATTGGTAACATTGGTCTACGTGCTGACGGATACGGTACACTACAAAGTTATGGCAACACATCAGGTTATAGTACTTTTGGATCATTTACAATAAAAAATCCAACAGCTCAGCCGCATGTTAACACTGTGATGATTATCAATGGTGATCCAGCATACTACAGTATTGATAAAATTAATAAAGTAGATGCTGTGACTTATACTATCACAGTACAACAAACATACCTAGGTAATTTGGCACCTAACACTAATATTGCATTTTATAATCGCAGTGAAGTTGTGGCCAGCGCACATACATTTGAATATGTGGGCGCAGGAACTAACGCAGCCACAGCACTACCACAGTATGGTGGTATACCAAATGCTAACTTAAACGTAGTGACCACAGGTGGCGGCAGTGTAACATATACAGCCACAGACGAAAAAGGACAATTTTGGATTGGGCCTAATTTAGTTATCAATCAAGCAACAGGCACAATCAGCGGTGCGGCATTTAGTAAGAGTTTATTTGCATTAATGACACCATACATTTTAGCGTTGGAAATATAATAAAATAAGTAATTAATAAGGAAATAAAATATGGCAGCAGCAATTAATAATTTTACCACAGTGACAGCTAATCTAACAGCTAACGTAGCTTCAGTTTACAGTACACCTGTTGGATATTCATCTGTGATATTGCTATGTCAAATTAGTAATGTTAGTAATAATGCTATAGCAACTAGTGGTTATCATTTAAGATCAGGTACTCCTACAGCACTATTACAAAACTATCCAGTACCAGTTAATGACGCGGTGAGTATGCTAACAGGTAGATTAGTTATGATCTACGGTGACAGTCTGCAATTCAGTGCTAACGTTAACTCTGGCGCACAATTACTATTAAGCGTTTTAGAGACAAGCACATCATAATATGGCAATAGTTACTACCCATTTAGTCAGCGGTCGTGTTCCGGTAGTTGCACCAACTAGCGTTACACCTGATCGTTATACATATCTAGGACTTAGTCAAGCAGAGCCTAACCTTGGTTACAGTGGCAATGGTAACGTCTTAACTACAAATATCTATGGACAACGCATTTGGTCTAGCAATATTAATCTAACTAATATTCAGGTTACTGGAACTATTGTTGCAGGAGCAGTAATAGCTGGCGGTATTAACCAATACGTTAGTAACACTGTACCCGCAACAGCTGCAGTAGGCGACCAATGGTATGACACTAGCACTGATATTTTATTCCAATATGAAAATACTGGTTCTAGTAATGTTTGGGTAGATGTATCATCAGTGGCACTGAATACCAACGTTGCTACTATTTTAGGCACAACATTAAGTATCACAGGCAACGGCACAATTACCAGCGGATTAACTGTTGGCAGTTTGACTATCAACGGCAGTGAAACTGCAACAGGTACATTGACTATTAACAGTTCAGGAAACCCAACTGCTATTCTTAACGGTAATGTTTCTGGAGTTGGTAATATTGGCTCAGCGGGTACTACATTTAATACTGTGTTTGCTAAAGCCACAACAGCACAGTACGCTGACTTGGCTGAGATATATGCCAGCGACAGTTTATACCCAGCAGGCACAGTGGTCATCTTTGGCGGTGTTGCAGAAGTTACCGCAAGTACAACCAATCACGATTCAGCAGTGGCCGGGGTAGTAAGTACAAATCCAGCATACTTAATGAACACAGCAGCATCAGGTGTAGCAGTAGCACTGCAAGGTCGAGTACATTGTTCTGTGCTAGGCCCAATTAACAAGGGCGACTTAGTGGTTACTAGTGATGTACCTGGAGTAGCGCAACGACTAGATCCTACGCTATGGAAACCAGGTTGTGTTATAGGTAAGAGTTTAGAAATAATTACTTCAAATCAAATAGCAACTATTGAAGTTGTGGTAGGGAGAGACTAATGGGATTTCCACAGAACCCACTCAATGGTAACATAGCAACTGTAAATGGTATTACCTATACCTACAACAGTACTAAAACTGCTTGGCTACGAGCTACTACTACAGGCGCTAATCTTACTGCTAATAGCTTAACATTAACATCAAATGCTAGTGCTATATCAAGTTCTTCTGGAGCATTGATAGTCACAGGTGGCGCGGGTATTGGGGGCAACTTATATGTTGCAGGATCACTATACGGAAATATTACAGGTAACATTAATGGTATCGGTAGTATAAATTCTACCACTGCCGCATTTAGTAATTTAATTTCTACATTGGCAACAGTTACAGGTAATATCACAGCAGGCAACATTACAGCAGGTAATGTAACTGCTAGTTATTTTGCGGGTGCGTTACTTACTGCATCGCAACCACTGCTAACAACATTAGCCAATATACAAATTTATTCGTTGGGTGTAGGCACCCCACCATCGCAAACACAAGGTGAAATACGTGCTACAAACCAAATTACATCATACTACTCAGACGAACGATTAAAAACACGTTTAGGTAGAATTGAAAACGCTTTAGACAAAGTAGATCAAATCTCAGGGTTCTATCATGAGGCCAATGACACTGCGGTAGAATTAGGTTTTTCTAAGGTGCGCGAAGTTGGTGTAAGTGCGCAAGAAATACAATCAGTACTGCCAGAAGTTGTTACTCTAGCACCATTTGATGAACGCTACCTAACAGTTCGTTACGAAAGATTAACTCCGTTGCTGATTGAAGCAATTAAAGAACTACGTCAAGAAGTTAACGCTATTAAAAAACAGCTTGGCGGTTAAAATGACTTTTGATCAATTCAAAGTCATAGACAACTTCATACCTTTGTCACTACAAGAACAAATAAAGTCAACACTACTGGGACCAAAATTTGCTTGGTTCTACACTGTAGATGTGACTTATAACGCAGATGCTCCTATAGATCGTAGAAATCCAGGATTTAGCTACTTGTTTAATCAGAATGATAGTATAGCTCCAGACATTGCAACATTGGCCTACACTGGCGCAATGACAGCAGGAGTGCAATATACAAATATCCTGCAGGCACGAGCATTCTTGCAACTGCCGCTAAGTGATAGATTTTTAACCGCAGGTGTTGATCCTTTACATGTTGACACTCAAACTCCACATTTAGTGGTGTTGTATTACGTTGTAGATTCAGATGGCGATACTCTACTAACTAACAGCACTCACAGTGATAGCTTACAGGTCGAAGATCATACTATCATAGCACGAGTTAGTCCTAAACAAGGCAGGGCACTGTTATTTGATGGCGGCTTGTATCACACAGCAGAACAACCAAAAGACAATGTTCGCTGTGTTATTAACCTGGACCTAGCTTAAAATAAATAAGGTAGGAGACTGAAATGGCAACAACATTAGGCAATGGAATAGTAACATTTGGAGATGGCACTCGTTTGGGGTCAAACGTCATTCCTTACGGTAATATTACCAACCCTAAAACTAACCTTACACAGTTTACTAACGATTTAGGTAACTATGGTAATTTTCTTACAGCTAACTCAATTAATACTACTCAGATTAATACAGGCGCATGGGCTAGTATGTATCTTACTTTGACTAACTGTGGAAGTAGTACTACATTGGGGTTAGCTACAGATAACTGTAATTGTAATTGTGCATGTAACTGTTAGGAATAAGTAATGTCAACAACGTTAGGAAATGGTGTAGTAACTTTTGGAGATGGAACTAGTTTGCGCAGTTCACAGATTCAACTGGCCAATGTCAGCGGAGCGCCAACTAATCTTAGTGGGTTTACTAACAATTTAGGTAACTATGGTAATTTTATAGATGCTACAATAATTAACACAGCCAGCAGTGGATATTATAGTGCAAGTGAATATGGTCCTAAATTTTTAAATTGGAACGGTAATACTCTGCAGATAACAGCTAGTAACTGTAATTGTAATTGTAATTGTTAGGATAATATATGTCAGACATACTAGGCAATGGTGTAGTAACTTTTGGAGATGGAACTAGTTTAAGTAGTGCTGTCATTCCTTGGACTAATTTTACCAGTCGCCCAACACAGTTAAGTCAGTTTACCAATGATTTAGGCAACTATGGCGCTTTCTTGACCACTACCGCTAATGTTTTCACTGGTGACAGTGGGTACGGTGCAGGCAATGAATTTGACAATCCCAACGGTACTGTTAATGCCTGCGGTAGTGGACGCGGGGGTATTGGTCACTTAACCAGCGGAGTATGGAGTCTGACATGGAATGGTACCTATCCGGGGCTAGCTGTTTATAACTGTAATTGTGCCTGTAACTGTTAAAAAATAGTTGCACCTTAACATTAAGATATATATATTAAAGGACTTGTAGTATGGATTTTTATGCATTAACCACAAATAGAATATTACCAACTAATGATATTAGTATTGTTGGCGATACACTAACTATTAATATTTCTGATGTAACTATGGCCAATAGTTTTGGTAATACCAGTACATCAGATAGTTTTAGTTTGTCTAATTTGATTAGTAACTATGCTGTAGATCACGGTTGTATTGCTATAATTCCTCAAGGCATGCAGGCCAATGCTAGAATGATGACCATAGAAACAACCCAACTCAGCCTAGTAGAAAAGGCTGCACCAGGTAGCAGCTACACATCATATCAAACCACTGAAGGCAAACACTATGCTGGTAGTCCTTACAGCGTTATTGACAGTCGTTATCGTTCATACGGATATGTGTATATTCTAACACCAAGAATTAACTGTACAGTAGATGAATGTTCAGTGATCTATAGAGACTCAAACGCTAATGTAACTGTTAATGGTAGTCAAATAACCCCAACAGCCTCAATAACTTCAACACATGCTTTCTTAGCCAATTGGATGCCCATTACTATCAGTGGCGGCTCTACAATTACAGCAGGCGATACTGCTACATATACCGTATCAGGTACAGCTAATACAACAATCTATGTCAGCGCAGACATTGGCACAGTTAATCGTGGGCGAGTAGCAGAAGGCGGGAGTTTTCAATTAAACACAGCAGGACTCGAAGCTGGTGAAACTGTGACAATCAAAGTAGGCTACAAAACTTGGAGTGGAGTAGCAACTAAGGTGGTAACTCTTGAATAACATAGTTTCACTATGGCCAACTAATGTTCTTTATGAGCAACAGGCTGTTGAAGCTACACAAGATTTTTTGTCTGAAATCTTAGCCATTGGCGAAGAATACGAACTACAACACCCAGAAGCCCACGTGCCTGTGGCTATGCGCAAAAACAAAGAAAATGTCTACAACTTACTCGCAGATCCTCGTCCAGCCTGTCAACTATTTAAACAGATGCTAAAGTCGCGTATGCTAGACCTAGCGGGCGTAGAAGGATTTTTAAACACTGTAGAATTTGAAGCTGTTACTAGCCTGCGCAAGTTTGCTCCAGGTGATTATGCTAAACCACACAATCACCGTAGTGTGGACTATGTGGCAGTGTTGTGGTTAGCATTAGAAGACACAGATCCGCCAAGCAATAACACACATCAACGCATGACAGGTAATCGTTTTCATATGATTGATCCAATGCCCTCACGCAGCAGATTTTTAAATCACACTATGTTATTCCCTGTGAGTCCCCGTCCTGGTACCTTTCTAATACACCCAGCATCAACATTTCATACTACAGAAGCCAACCTAGGCTCAGTGGATACCATAGCATTGGCTACTAATATCAAAGTTATAGACCCAGCCAGGAACTACGTTACTTTATAATGGCTAAATTTACTATCCGTGCAGTAAAACCTATTACTAACGAAGAATACACATTTGTGTATGATAATCTAACATCTGAAATATTTGACAGCACTGGCACTAGATTAGAGTTTAAATCAACAGAAACAATCAACTACGGTACAGTTTTTGCTACTAGTCAATCAACCCCAGCTGGTAAATCACATGATATTACCTCACTTAAAATACAACTAGGATTGAGTTGCAATTACGAATGTGTATATTGTAGCCAACGGTTCGTGCCTAAGGCAGATGAAACCAACAAAGATGATGTCGGCCCATTCTTAGCTGAATTGCCTACATGGTTCAATGGTGGTGATGGTACAGGAATTAAAGTTGAATTTTGGGGAGGTGAGCCATTTGTCTATTGGAAAACACTTAAACCCTTGGCAGAAGGCATACGTAATTTATACCCAAACATTAAATTTGGCATAGTAACCAATGGTACTCTATTAGATCTAGAAAAGAATCAATGGCTAGATGATCTAGGATTTAGTGTAGGTATTAGCCACGACGGCCCTGGATACCATGCTCGCGGATTAGATCCGTTTGATAATCCAGAACAGTTTGCTATGATCATGGACTTGTGGAATAGATTAAATCCTAGTCGCCGCATAAGTTTCAATGCAATGGTTCATAAAAATAATTCAAGTAGAGCGGCGATTGTTGATTGGTTTAAAGATCGCCTGGGAGTTGAAGTACCAATGGGCGAAGGTGCTTTTATTGATCCCTATGACGAGGGTGGTGCTAGTCTATGTATGACAGACCCAGCAGAACATGTTGCTTATAGAGTCAATAGTTTTAAAGAATTACGTAACAACCAAGGTACAAATTTGGATGTAGTACGTAGAAGAATCAGTGATTTTATTCGAAGTATAGTAACACAACGCCCAGGCACAGCACTAGGGCAAAAATGCGGCATGGATAAACCTGATCAACTAGCAGTAGACTTAACAGGTAATGTGCTGACCTGTCAAAATGTGTCAGCAGTGGCCACAAGCTTCAATGGTGCTAGTCACCAAATTGGACACGTTAAAGATTTTGACAATATCAAACTCAAATCATCAACACATTGGAGTCACAGAGCTGAATGCCCTAACTGCCCGGTACTACAGATCTGTCAAGGTAGTTGTATGTTCCTAGAAGGTGACATGTGGAACCTAGCCTGTGACAATGCCTACAGTGATAATATTCCTTTCTTTATGGCCGCCTGGGAAATACTCACAGGCACAATTCCCTACTATATCGATGGGCCACAAGCAGAAGCACGCAAAGACATTATTGGTACTGTTAACGGAATCCCCGCTAAAAGAACTAAAATAATCCCTATAATCGCTGAATAATTTTTTCAGTTATCCGCATAAATACTACTAAACACACATCTAGCCAAGGGGAATATGGAACCGCAGGCTGTAACAATAGTGTAAAATTATTATTGCGGAGCTAAGTCCATAACATGGCAAATCTAACCAGAATTCTTAATAATCAGATTACTAATAGTACCATTATTGCTAGTCAGAAAATTGCAGCAGGTACTATTGTAGGTAGTCTGTTTGCTAGTAACGTTACAGTCCCAGGTGACTTGTTGATTACAGGTAACTTGTTTGTCTTAGGTAACAGTGTACAAACAACTATTGCATCAACTAACACCTACGTTAATGATCCCCTACTTACTCTAAACAACGGTTTTACTGGTACTAACACCTATGATGAAGGGTTAATATTTAACCGCGGATCTAGTACTAACCAAGCATTTATTTGGAGTGAAACCTATAAAGAATTCCGTGTGGTTAGCACAACAGAAACTGGTACTACCTACGGTAATATCAATGCTACTGGTCTAGCAAACTTATCAGTCGGCAGTTTTGTTGCTACTGGTATTGGTAATATTTCTACACTTTATTCAGCAACTGCTACAATCTTAAATGCATATCATACAACATTAAATGTAACTGGTAACGTATTGCTTGGGCTAACACAGGCTGCGGCTATCAATGCTACACCAATTGGTAACATAACACAAGCTTCAGGTCAATTTACGACCTTATCAGCAACAGCAAGTTTCTATGCAAATGCTGGTACACCAAGCACATCGACATCAACAGGAGCCGCAGTAGTAATTGGCGGGGTAGGGGTTGCAGGTAACATCTACGCTAACAGCATTTATCTAAGTGCTGGTTCTGTATCTTCAGGTGTATATGCTGGCGCATACACAGATGGTATTGTATTAGATTACCAAACAGGCATGGGTCGTATTAGTGTTGGCTCTAATGACGGTATTACACTATATAATAACACAGACACAACCAGAGTTGCACTAGTAACAGTTGGGTCTAACGGTAACCTAACAGCAATATCTATCAATGCTACACCAATCGGTAATGTAACACCAAGCACAGGTGTATTTACAGTATTAAGTGCTAATCAAAACTTATGGGCTAACGCAAGTATAGCAACTACCGCACAAGGTATTGGCGCAGTTGTAGTACCAAACGGGGGTATTAGTGTTGCAGGCGCAGCAAACATTGCTCTAGGTACAACAATTGGTGGTGCAACACAAATTAACAACACATTAGGTGTTGGTGGCGTAACTTCAATTACTAATACCACAAATGCGACCGGAGCATCAACTGGTGCATTACAAGTAGCAGGCGGCGCTAGTTTCTCACAAGATGTATGGATTGGTGGCAACTTATTTGTTAGCAATATTATAGGGGTTCAAGCTAACATTATTACAGTAACAGACCCGTTACTATACCTAAGAAATTCTAATGTAAGTGTATACAATTATGATATTGGTTTCTACAGTGCGTTTACTGGCACAGGTCTAGGTACAATTAATCAATATCAACACACCGCTGTTTTCCGTAATCCTTTAAATAACACATGGAATTTTGTAAGTAACCTTGCAGAACCTAGTGCAAGTTACATTACTATTGACAGTACTACTGTCTACGATCCAATTAAAGCTGGTAACTTGCAATTAACAGTTACTACAGACAGTATAAATGCAACTACTGGTGCGCTGATTGTAGCTGGTGGTGCTGGTATTGGTGGTAACATATTCCAGACTGGTGCATACCATGATTCAAGTTCTAGCAACTTTATCCATATGCCAACGCCAACTACGGCTAACAACTTTGCAAGTGCTACAACAATATTCTATGGTGCACCTACTGGCGACTTTGTTATTCGTAACCAAAATATCAGTACAGTACAAACAGGCACAGTAAACCTACTCAATGCCAATGTTACAACACTAAACTTTGCTGGAGCCGCAACCACAATCAGCGTAGGCGCTGCAACAGGTACAACAACATTTAACTCAGCTACCAATGGCGCTACTTATAGAGCAGGTGCTGTGGTAATCAGTGGTGGTGTTGGTGTAAACGGTAACTTAAATTTATCTAGAAGTAATTACATAACACTCGGTGCTGACCTAAACAGTAATATTGTTTATCCAGAAAACTCAGTACAGGTAACAACAACTTCTAACGCAAGTTCTAGAATCAGTATTCAAAATACTAATACAGGACTGTTAGCAACTAGTGAATTTAATGTAATATCTAGCAATGGTTCTAACACGTCAGCTTACATGTCAGTTGGTATCACTGGTCAAAATTACCAATCAGCCTCTGCACCAATACTTAAACCTCAAGACGGGTATACATACACTTCAACTGGTAATTTAATATTAGCTAGTGCGAAAGACATATTAATGTCTGCAGGCGGATTAACGGCTATTGACATTATTGTTAGCAATGCAAACGGTAATGTTGGTGTACAAAATTCAACAGCGGCAACATCGAGTACTACCGGTGCATTAACATCGGTTGGTGGTATTAGTACACAGGCTAACTTATACACAGGCACAGGGGCAACAATCAATACTAATAATGGTATTGAAGGATTTACTGTTAAGAGCAGTAAATCAGGTAACGTGGCTATATTTGCTAACGTTGCCACACAAAATGGTGCCGCAACAGAATCAGTGATTATTGGTGGCGGCAACTTAGCTGTACAACCTGGGGTACTATTAAAAGTCAGTGGCGTAACATCAATGATGGTACCGGTTGGTCCTACATCAGCACGCCCAAGTAGCATATTAGGTGCAGGATATGATGCACAGGGTATGATACGTTTTAATACTACTAGCACCTTGTTAGAGTATTATGATGGTACACAATGGCAGGCTGCAGGTAGTGCGTTTACTGTTATTAGCGATCGCCAATTCCAAGGTAATGTACCGGCAGGCTACGGTAACGTTGACGGCACTAACACAACATTTACTATCCAAAGTAATTCAACCACAGCAGGTACACTGGTAAGCATCAACGGTGTGATGCAGTTCCCAGTACTGGCCTACAGTGTTAGTGGTACAACACTGACATTTACAGAACCGCCAGCACCAACAGATATTATTGACGTTCGTGTGTTGACAACAACTACATCGGTTACTACTATTTCTAGTGCCAATGGTCTGAATCAATTAATTGCTGACACCACAGGTGTGAGCTTATGGTCTGGTACTAGTGCAACTACGGAACGTATATTAGTTGACCCAGTGGGCAATTTTAACATCTTAACTGGTAGTAAAATTACCTACACACAAACACCAACTAATATACCAACTACAGCTACTCCTGTACTAATTGACAGTTGGAGTCAAACAGCTTATACTAGTGCAACATATGAAGCACAAGCTAAAGTTGGCTCAACTAATATGGAAGTCTATAATGTTAAAGCATTAACAGATGGTGCTGGTAATGCGTTTGTGTCGGTGTACGGAGTAATCAATAACGGTACAACATTTGGTACATTTAGTGCCAACGTTGGTGGCGGTAATGTAAATGTCTACTACACATCATCAATAGCACAGGCCAATGTTAAAGCATTTGGTACTTACATAGTATAAAGGTAAAAGATGTTAAACATTTCAAAAAGGTATCGCACAGATTATCAAGGCGAAGACATACTTACCGCTCGTACACACGAAGGGCACAATTGGCATGATGTCGTAGAAACAGTGCCTAATGCCATTACTAATAGTCAGTTATCAAACCGTGCTGTAGTAATTGGCAACGGTGTTAATAGATTAGATTTTAATCTTAATAACCTAAAACATCCTAGCGGATTATTGGGTGCAAGAACTCTGCAAACCTACGGTTGTAATGCATTGTACAGAGATTTTAGTCCTGATTTTTTAATAGTAGTAGGTGATGCTATTATCCAAGAAATCGCCACCACAGGTCCTTATGTAAACGATAATATTGTCTATACCAGAGCACAATCTTTATTAGCTTACCCAGGAAAGTTTTACCTAATTCCATATGACCCATATGCAGATGCAGGCACTACTGCGGCATACATTGCGGCCTTTGATGGACATAAAACTATCTATATGTTGGGGTTTGATGGACAAGACAGTGCAGGGTGGAATAATAATGTCTATGCTGGTACTAATGGCTACGACTCAGCACAAGCCGACGTAGGACACGACAAATGGATTGGCAGTCGTGCTGCATTATTTACAACCTACGATGAAGTTGATTTTGTTTGGGTTACACCGCGCGGAACTAATCTAGTACCAGAACTACACAAAGCCTGTCAAAACTTTAGACAAATTAGTTTTAGAGATTTTGTAACAGAAGCTGACTTATAAGACTGATTCTAAGGTCTTGATCTTTTTACTCACAGCATCAAAATTAATAGTACGCCAAACCCCTGGATGTAAGGGCTTAGGGTGATCTTCTAACGGCACCCAACAAAATCCGCGATGCTCATGATTTAATTTTGGTGTAAATTCTTCGTCTACTGGAATTAAAAAAGTATTGTATGAAAATTTACCATTGTCGCTGGTAAATTTTTCTATAGGAATAACCTTGACATCATAGAAGTTGTAGCCTAATTCTTCACTAAGCTCTCTATATAACGATTCTAAAAGCAATTCACCTGGATCAATTTTACCGCCAGCTAGGCCCCAAGTACCTGAATACTTGTCACCGTCACGTAATAGGAATAGATAACGACCAGTTGAAACGCTGTAGATGAATGTGCCTACACCTGCTATATGACCAAGGTCCATAGGCCGTTTTTGTACTCGCCCTCGTAGCTTTTCACCCATTGTTGAAGAGTCCATTTGTATTGAGTTCCTGTTGTGAGATTGCTTACATATTGTAGCGTAGTATCGTTCTGGCTGTCAAATGATACAAACCAATGACTGCCATTCCACTGTATAATATCATTGGCATTGGCTATTAGATCTTGTCCATCTGTGCCCTGCCAAAGTACAGGACCAGATCCACTAGGATTGTTAGAACTGCCAATGGCACCTAAGATTAAATATCTTGTGTTTACTGCACTTGGGTGCGTGATAGCAGTGGTTAAACTGCTACTAGTTGGATTAATAATAGCATTGATTGGTGCTAGGGTATTACCAGGTATGGTATCAACGTCAACATTAAATAACATCAATGTAGGATCAGTTGGATGATAGCTAACTGTGCCTACTACTTCTGTAATACCATCTGGTTGTAGTAAGCGTACTTCGCTGATGCCAGGAGCAAGCACACCGTAGACATTGACAAAGTTTGCCCAATTATCAGGAGTGCCTACTTTAACTGGGGTACTGGTGATATCTTCACCACCAATGTCTCTAGGGGTTTCTATGTCCTGCATTTTTAACAATGTAAGAGTGTTGCCAATTAATAAGGTACCATAGTTCAATGGAGTGAAGTATTGGCGGTTACCTAACAGGTTATCATCGTTTAATACTGCATCACTAAGATCACCGTCGCTGTTGTGAATGCTGGCAACAATCTTTTGAATAACTCCTAACTTTTTAACTTTGGCTGGAGGAGTAATCCACACAGGTAGTTTGAATGTTAGGGTAGCAACATCAATAGGATTGTCTGTACCAATTGGCACTGATCTTGTATTCCAATTTGGACTTTCTAAATAAACAACGCTTAGGCTAGTCCAATCAATATAGTTGTCTGTTGACTGTATTTCCATAGCTGGATTGAATAAGACAATCAACTGTTCTAGTAACTGTAATTTTTGTTTGGTATTGCTGGTCCAAATATCTAACTTTAATTCTATAGTATACGGCACAGGCATACTGCGTTCAATAGTAAAGGCATTACCCTGACGATTTTCGTATTCTTGTGTGTCTTCATTGTAGTATTTTTGGCGTATGTTCATTTTGCCAACAAAAGTAGGATCCTGCACACGATCACGATCATAGGTTATGTTATTAACATACACAGTCATAGCCGGTACAGCATTTAAAGTGTTGGGTGCAGCATTGTTGGTGATAATCTGTGCTACTTGACGACTACCATCACCCCAATACACAGGCACACGTTGTAGTGTTTGGTTGCCTTGACGATCAGCACCAAATTCCACTTGAAATCCCGATACCATACGGATAAACTGCGCTAAAAAGCGTTCTATCTGTCCGTCATAAAAAAACTGTTGATTAGCTGTAGACATTATACTGTTTCCATGTTTCTTAATTTATTCAAATGATCAACCATCTCACAGGTAGCAATTTCATCTGAATTAAAAAAATCAAATACTTTTAATATATTATTGTAATATTCTTTATCACTTTCAAAAATTTTATTTTTTAATACACTTTGATGTAGCATTCGTTTTTTAGATATTTTAAAAGAGCCTTGTGCTGTGCGGAATGACATAGCTACTCTTTTAGTTAATGCGTCTTGTGTTTTGTGTATAAGATCCCCACGCATGATCAGTAAATCCCCCTCAGCTA